TTCAAGCACCGTTAATCGATAAATCTAAAGCAGAAATTATAAAATTAGGTATAAAACTAGGAGTAAATTTTAAGAATACCTGGACATGTTATGAAGGAGAAGAACGAGCTTGTGGTGAATGTACAGCTTGTTCTTTAAGAATAAAAGGCTTTATAGATGCCGGTTATATAGACCCATTACCCTATAAAATTTCAATACCTTGGGAAAAATATAAGTGTAAAAATATTACTGTTTAATTTTTGAAACTAAATTAATCTCCGTAACTAAAACCACCTGCATCATAGCCACGACGACCGCCTATAGCGCCCATGGATCTTAACTCACTAGTTACATCATCATCCTCAGGATAATCTTCAACATTTGGCGCCTCACCGGTACCTTCACCCTCTTTTTGCTTAGCTTCTTCTGAAGGTATATAACTGTTTTTATATTTTAAAGAGTCTATAAAATCAGTAACCAATTCTTTATCTTTAGCTTTAGACTCATCAAAGGCTCTAGTTATAGCTTCAATAACCTCATTTCTTAATTCCGGTGAATCATATAAATCACCCTTACTAACAGTAATTTCATCAGGCAATTCAACAAATATAGGCTGCCACTCTTTAATAAATCTGACTGCAGAATTTTTTACAAAAGATTTTTCACCCGATACTGAAGCAGGTGTCGTAGGAGTCGCAGGGGTTGAATCACCTACCGGTGCATTAGTAGCTTTACCCTCTACACCTGCAGTTACAGCTTGCTTAACCTGAACCGGGCTAGCAACAGCACCACCTTCAACATCAACTCTCAATACATTTAGTAAGTTGTCAACCACTCTTGCTGTATATCTCGCTTCTGTTGATCCGAGTTTAAGCTCATTTTTAATGAGATTTTCTAATTCAGATCTAAATTTCATTTTACTTCCAGGGTAATAAAGCTGATATTCTTTACCATCAACTGTATGTGCTTCGGGCTTAAAGAGCTTAGTCTTTATAACATTTAATAAATGATTTGCTATCTCTGTCTTTGATTTATTTTCTCTAGCTGCAGCCTTGCCTATACCATAGCCTTTACCCGGGGCCTTTTCTATATCACCGGTATACCCTAAGTCGTCCGCGTAAATAGGTGCTTCTGATACGACTTTCTTATTTAAATAGGCTTCGAAAATAAACTTTGTATCTTTGTTCATCTTGAATTATTTATTGTTTCTATTATAATATTTAAGGAGGTAATATACTATTTGCGGAATATTTGGATCTAAAGAGTTTAACAATTATGTTAAACTCTATAAGAATAATAAGAAAAGAGGTACTTTCTCTTACGGCGGGCTTTTGATAAACACAAAGGTACATGCTATCCTTAAAACAGCTGGTGTTACTAGTCTCTCTAATAAGCTTACCATTGAATACGGTAAGAAGAAAAAGTCTATTACCGATTTTAACTATTTTCTAGGACATACACAAGCACCAACCTCTGCACAAAGATCTTATACACCACAAACATCACATCCTTTTCAATACAAGGATTGGATAATAGCCCACAATGGGGTTCTTACGAATGATAAGGGTATTAAGAATAAATTACCAAACAAAAAATCATATAACACAGTTGACTCTTCTGTTATTGCTCCATTAATTGAGATGAATTTCTTAAAATATGATGATGAAATTACTGCCATAGTAAAAGCGCTTTCAAGTTTACAAGGAACGTTTGGTGTTTGGATTTTTAATCAAAAATCCGGTAACATTTATATTGCTCGCTCTGGTAGTACATTGTATGCAGATTTCTTGAATAATTCATTTTCCTCTCTACCCGAAAAAGATTATGTTGCACTTGAAGAAGGACTGCTCTATCTTCTCACAAAAGAAGGAATAACCAGCGTTGGTAAATTTACGACCAACTCACCATTTTTTACATGAAAATAGCTGTATACAGTGTAACAAGAAATAAAATTACTGATACCATCTTACATAAGAGCGTTTATCCTTTAGATAAAACATTTGACTTTTACTGCACAGAAGACAATACAACAGGACTTAGTAAGAGGTATAATTTATTTTTATCAACAAAAGGCAAGGAATATGATTATGTTGTCTTTGTTCATGACGATGTATTTTTAGATGATAAAAGAATGGTTGAAAAACTTTCGAGAGCTCATAAAGCTTATGATATTGTAGGGCTAGCTGGTGGTTTAAATCCAAAAATAACTCAACCTGCATTATGGCACTTGATGTGCGGAGGGTTTAGCGGCGGTAATCTCCGAGGTGCGGTGGCACATCCTTGCTCTAAAGAACAGTTAATGGTTACCAATTTTGGCCCTTCGCCTGATAGAGTTGCAATTTTGGACGGACTTTTTTTAAGTGTTGATGTAAGAAGAGTAAATTCAGTAGGCTGGAAGTTTAATGAAAATTACGACTTTCATCATTATGATATTGCTAGCTGTATAGATGCAAATAAAAAACAACTTAGATTAGGAGTAGCACCTCTATGGGTGGTCCATATTTCTCCTGGTCTCCTTGACGTGAATGATGAAAGATTTGTAGCTAGTCAAGAAAAATTTTTATCAGAATACAGTAGTAACAAGTAAAACTGTATATATAATGGGATTATGGGGAAATTAGATTTAGATTATTTTGAGACAGTAATAGCGTACAAGAGTCTTACAGATGAAACATATCTAGCTTCTGTTGTTGATTACATTAAACCTATATATTTTAAAAATAATGATATTAAAGCCATTTTTCAAATTATTAGCGACTTTTACGAAAAGAGAAGTACAAAGCCAACTATAACTGAAATAAAATCATACTTAGTTACTGATGAACTCAAGACATCTTTAAAAAATGTTGTCAGTTTGTTTGCAGGAATAGATAAAAATCTGAATAATGATGAACTCTCTACAAACACAGAAGTGTTTTTAAAAGAGAAAGCCGTTTATCATACCATGATGGATGTGGTGGATGACATTAATAAAAATTCAGTAGATACATCTAAAATTTTAACTAAATTTGAAAAAGCTTGTAATATTTCCTTAGCAACAGACATTGGTTTAGATTTATTTGTAGATATTGATAAGATTGTTGATGATTTAAACACCACTGAAAAATATATACCAACGAAATGGAAATGGCTTGATGATAAAATCGGCGGCGGGCTTTTAGAAAATGGAAGATCATTGTATTTGTTTGCAGGAGAGACAAACATAGGTAAAAGTATCTTTTTAGGAAACGTTGCCATAAATTTAGCAAGTCAAGGCAAGACTGTTCTTCTCGTCTCTCTAGAAATGCCAGAAATGATATATGCAAAGAGACTATGCTCTAGTGTTTCAAAGATTCCATTAAGCCAGCTCAAGATAGAATCAAGCACGTTACAAAGTCAGATATCTGAATACTGTGTAGAGAACCCCACATCAAAAATAATTATTAAAGAATTTCCTCCTGCATCAATTACTGTAAATAATCTTAAAGCTTTCATAAAAAAACTTACACAAAAAGGCATTAAGATTGACGCTATTGTACTAGATTACGTTAACCTGCTTCTATCTACTGTAGGGGATACTAGTTATGAGAGAATTAAGATATGTACAGAACAACTCAGAGCTTTATCCTATCAATTTAACTGTCCTGTAGTATCTGCGACACAGTTGAACAGAGATGGATATGAAATATCTGACCCCGGTCTTAAGACAATTTCAGAAAGTATAGGGCTTGCTATGACAGGCGACGTAATATTAAGTATTTGGCAAGAAGATACTGATAAAGAACTAGGAGTTATAAAGATGGGACTTATGAAAAACCGGTTTGGACCTAACTTTGGACACTGTTCTATGCGAATAGATTACTCTACATTAACCATTACTGAGGATGAACATATTAATGATACAGAAGGGAGCGCATCGTCAATAAACACATTAACTAAATTATCGTTGTAATAGATGGATTTATAATAAATAGTCAATAATTAAGATTGATTGTGAAAGGCTTTGATCCCTCAGAACATATTACAGATTACGAGCTTACACATCTATTTCTATCTTTTTGCTCTTTTGTAACACTTATACACACAAAAAAGCTTAATTTAGCTAATGTGTTTATATGCATTTTAAAAGACCAAGTAGTAAGAGATCTTTTTACTTTATATTGTGATTTAAAAAATGATTTTACAGCTGTAAAATTCTTTTTACAATTTGATTCTAGCTTATATAAAAGTAAATATGTAATGAAATATTTAAACAACGCAAAAAAGAAAAATAAATCTTATGAGTTATATAGTACACGCAGAAGTTAAATTAAACACCAAGAAGAGCACTGACAAAGCTTATTTTGAAAAAATGTATAATAAGTTTAATAGAGAATTTATGCAATCGGGTGTTATAGAGCAGTTAAAATTAAAAAGATGTTTTTATAAGCCTAGCGTACTTAAAAAGGTTAAAAAAGAGCTTGCAAAATTTAAGTGGAAGTACTACAATTATTGAATGACGTTTTCAGAGAAGCAGATTTATAATAATTTCTTAAAAATATCTAAGATTGCTAATAAACAACCTTTTCGTTTTAGAAAGAATTTTGATAAGTTTGATGAAAATAAATTTATACTAGTTAAAAAACTAAAGCTTTTTTTTACAAAATTTAATTATATTAATCAGGAGGATTATTTCAGAGCACCTTACGAAATATACCCTGACGAGTCTTATTTTCCTTTAGACTATTATACATCTTTAAAGGCAACAAAAGCCTATACCCTCTACATGAAAAAAAGAGAAAGTTTAGATCCTGATAGCGATGAGCAGCTTTTAAATATTAAAAACAGCTTAAAGTACATATACAATTTCTGCAAACAACATAATATTTCACCATCAAATTATATTTCTCATAAAACTAATAATGAGTACTCTTTTATTTTGCATTTAAAAGAACATAAAGTCAATCTTTTTGCTTTACTAGGATTTAATGATTTTGAAAAAAATATTAAGCTAAGAGACCCACAGGTTATAAAGTTTATTTTAGGAGAAGATACATATAATAATATATCTACTTTTAAGACAAAGCTCTTTAATTCAAAAAAAGCTATTAATTTAGTCACACTTGGCTTAAAAAAAATAATAAATTGTTCTTGATTTTTTTATAATATAATTTATTATTAAATTATGAGTACATTTACCACGTCGATGTTTGAAAGTATTAAAGGAGCTTTGACTAAGAGCAATGAATCTACAAATTCTAAAATTAAGGATTATTTAAAGTGTGATGTTGGAAACACCTATACAGTACGCCTTTTACCTAACGTAAAAGACCCTTCGAAGACATTTTTTCATTATTATTCCTATGGCTGGAATAGTTTTACTACTGGGCAGCTAGTTACTGCAGTAAGCCCGACTACTTGGAATCAGCGCGACCCTATTGCTGAAGAAAGATATAGAATCCTAAGAAATGGTACTGAAAAGGAAAAAGAAAAGGCATTAGCCATTCGCAGACGCGAAAATTGGTTAGTAAATGTTTATGTAGTTAATGACCCTGTTAATTCTGATAATAACGGAAAAGTAAAGGTATTAAGGTTTGGTCGCCAGCTTCATAAGATTATTATGGATGCTATTGAAGGTGAGGAAGCTTCTGAACTCGGTCCTCGCATTTTTGATTTATCCGCTAAGGGATGTAATCTAAAGATTAAAGTAGAAAAGCAGGGAGAATACCCTACATACGTCTCATCTAAGTTTTCTACTCCTAAAGAGATCGAAGGTCTTGACGACGATTCGCATAAGCAAATTTATAATTCAGCGTTTGATTTAGAATCCTATGTCACGGTAAAGAGTTATGATGAATTGAAGTCTATTCTTGACGTTCATTATTTCGGTACTAAGGAAGAAGAGAGCGATGTTATTGAGAGTACACAAGCAACTGTTAATACAGCTGCTCCAGTTCCCGTAGTAGCTAAGAAACTAGCTAAGCCTGTTTCTAAGGAAGATGATGAATCTATTAATGAGCTGTTAAAAGACTTATAATATGGATTCTTTTAGGTCTTTATCTCCAGAAGAAATAAAGCTAGTCACATTACAATTTATGGGCCAGCATTTATCTTCAGAAATTAAAGAACTAAACAACAACTTAGTTAGTAAGAGTGCAACACTAAGCAATCTAAGTATGGACCCTAATAGGGTATTAAACACCATACCTTCAAGCGCGCCTAACACTTATTCTACTACAGTTAATGCCGGTATTAATGTAACTCAACCACAAGTACCTGTAAATTTGGCTCCCGCAGCAGCAGTTGTTGTACAATCACCTATAGTCAACGATCCTAATCAATTAGAGTTTGATTTTAATAGCAGTAATTACGCAAAGCTAATATTTGATAGACTAGATTCTATTGATAGAAAGCTTTCGAAATTAATAGATAATAATTGATTTTTAATTTTTATCTAATATTATATTTTAATGCAGCTTAAATTATCCTCAAAGGACGCTTTTTTAAATACCTATATTTCTTTATTAAGCAGGGTTGCCGATTCAGCTGTTATTAACGTTTCTAAAGGTAAGTTACACTGCTTAATTGCTACAAGCGATAATACTATAGTTGTTAGCGGTGATTATAATGATAACTTAATTGACCTTGAAAAGGTTCTTAATATACCTGATCTAAAGAAACTGTATAGAGTCCTTAGTTGTATAGAAACAGAAGATTTAACCCTAGACGTAGCATTAAATCATATAGGTTATTCGAATAGTAATATTAGATTCAAATACCATCTTTATGATGATAATATTATTTCAACACCAAAACTTAATATTAGCAAGCTCGATTCATTAGAATTTGATGGTAAGTTTACATTACCATACAGTTCTATTATTAATTTGATTAAAGGCAGCTCTATTACAACTGAATCTAATAAGATTTATTTGAGCGTTAAAAATAATATTGTTTTTGGCGAGTTAACTGATAAAACTAGACCTAACATTGACTCTTACGGAATTCAAATTTCTGATAATTATTCAGGCACACAGTTCGCTATACCCTTACCCTTGAATTTTGAAATATTTAGAATAATTTCTTCTATGAGATGTAAAGAACTAAATGTTAATTTAGTTACTAAAATGGGTGTAGTTGTAATGGATTTAAGTTTTGAAAAAACACAATTTAAATTTGTTATTTCTGCACTATCAAATTAAATGAGTAAGAATAAACTTAGAACACCCAGTTATTTTATTAAAAGACTTAGAGACAACGGCTTTATAGTTATAAAGCTATTTGCTGTTTACAGTAAGTCTGATCCACGTCAGTGGACAATAATGGTTAATCCTAGCGAAACATCTGTATTAATAACATGCTATGCAAATAAAAATAATATAAATGAAATTTTATTTGAAATAGATGATGGTGGAAGAAGAATACCTAAAAATTTCTTTATAAAAACAGATAGTATAGAAGTTATTGTTGATTATCTAATAAGACACGGTATTACTAATAATGTTGAGTATCAAGGTAAGAGCAGATATTTGTCGAGGAGATTAAATAATAATGATGAAAGACAAAAAGCCATCCAAGGATGAAAGTGCTAGTAAAGGCTTTGATCCTAATCAAAATAAGGATGTAAAAGACCTCACTCACAAAGCATTGGTTTCCTATTTAAGAGATCAGTTAAAAGAAAGAGCTTCAAATAAAGCCGATCTCGATGTCCTTACTAGTCAAATTTTAGAGTTTTTAAATTGTTTTATTCTTATAGGTTATAATTTTAATGGCGAACCGGTCAGCATGATATCAGCTCACAATCAACAGGAAGCCGATTCTCTTGGCACACTAATGAATAAATTTATCTTTAATTCTCAAAAAGATAACTATGGAGATTAATTATCTGTAGTATAAAATTATATAGTGACCAATGTATTAATATTAGGCACCGGCTTTATCGGTACTTTTTTAAAAGAATTTTTAAAAACTAAAAATTATAATGTAATTGCTATTCAGCAAAGCACAGCAAATTATACAGACGAAAAAATACTAACACATATTCTTAAAACATATAAATTCGAATATGTTATTAATTGCTGCGGATATACAGGTCGACCTAACGTAGATGGATGCGAGCACAATAAAAATGAATGTTGGTTTTATAATGTAACAGTAGGTAATTTAATTGATAAGCTTTGTACGGTCTTCGATAGAAAGTGTATTCACGTATCTAGCGGCTGTATATACACTGGCTACGAGAAGGCTTTTACGGAAGAAGATATACCTAATTTTGGAGTTTTTAATCCTAACTCAAGCTTTTATTCTAAAAGTAAACATGCATTTGAAACCGTCGCTAATACAAAAAACAACGCGATATTAAGAATTAGAATGCCTTTTTGTAAGTTAAATTTAGAAAGAAATTATTTATTAAAGATATTAAAATACGATAAATTGATTAGCTATAATAATAGTTTAACTTGTGTTGAAGATTTTTGTGAATTTGTAGATAAATTAATTCAAAACTTCGTTCCTGGTATTTTTAATGTCGTCAATCCACAGCCTATGAATGCCTTGGAAATAACAAACTTACTTAAAAAAAATGGCAAGGTAAATGCTAATTGGTCTTTTGTTACTCCTTCGGATTTAAATATTGTAGCTCAAAGATCTAATACTTGTCTTTCAACTGAAAAAATTAATAAATTGAATTTTCAGCTACCAGATACGGAGCTATCATTACTAAAATGTATAAAAGCTTTATGATCTTTAAAAAAAAGCATCCTGTAAAAAGATATCTTTACGCTATTACAGGTGGTAAGTATCTCGGTGAATTATTTGTTTTTATTGAAGATAAAAACGATACGTTTAGTTTCCTATCTTTACCTGACATGAAAATAAGAGATATACCGTCTGAAAAATTTGATTTTGGTATAGAAAATAAAATTATAGATGTAGTAGAAAAGCTGCCAAAAGAAGTATTTGAAGTCTGCAAAAAACAATATTATAAAAACAAGACTGTTTTTTCTAGTACGACAGTATAAATAAAAATATGGACATGATATCACCAAAAATAATAGTCTCGCCTATAAGTGGTCAGCCAGTACGCCCTACGTTCAAGACTTACATTCGCGGCAATCAGGAAATTACTGAAGCACATTATATAGACCCTGCTTCAGGCACCTTTTTGCAAAAAGGCGTAGTTTCTATTAAAGAACTTAATAAAGCCTCGCCTGTAACTCCCGAGGAAAAGTAAAGCTTGTTTTTATTAATATAACTTTTATACTATAAGTGTGCTTATACCTCACGAATATATTCTGCAGAAATTTTATCAGTACGCTGGCTATCCAAAATTTAAGAAAATAAGCAATACATTTATAGCAGGGTGTCCTATTTGCCGTGAAGGTAAGTCATGGGGTAAAAAAAGACGATGTGTATATTTAGTTGATGAAAATAAGATTTGCTGTCATAATTGCGGTTGGTATAGCGACCCTATTAAATGGATTCAAGAAGTATCTAATCTCAATTTTAATGAAATTGTAGATGAATCTAAATCGTTTGACATCCTTCCATTAGAAGCATTAGAGAAAAAAGTCAATACAACAACTAAACCAATTCCGGAAAAACTTCCTAAAGATTCAATTAATATTTTAGATAAAAATCAAATTGTATATTATTATGACCAAAAAGACGTACAAGAAGCGCTAGGATTAGCAGAAAAAAGAAGACTAACCACAGCGATTAATAAGCCCGATACTTTGTGGGTATCTCTTAAGGACAAAACACATAAGAGACGGCTTGTTATACCGTTTTATGACTTAAAAAATGAAATTATATTTTATCAGTCACGAGCTATATATAATGAAGATTTAAAGTTTTATCCAAAGTATCTAAGTAAGATAAATGGTGAAAAGTCACTTTATAATATAAATAAAATCTCCTCTAATTTAGACTATATCTTCATTTTTGAAGGTCCAATTGATTCGTTTTTTGTTCAGAACGGAACTGCAGTTGCCGGTATTCAGGAAAATAGCCATACAATGTTCTCTCCATTACAAGAAGAACAAATATCTGCTTTTAAGCTTCATAAGAAAATATGGGTTCTTGATAGTCAGTGGAAGGATAGTGCAAGCTTAAAAAAGACGCAAAAATTAATTGATAGCAATCAAACCGTTTTTATATGGCCTGAAGATATAGGGAAACAATATAAAGATATTAACGAAATGGTAATTGATAAAAAGTTAAATTATGTAGAACCAGATTTCTTTATTAAAAACTCTTTTGATGGTATTAAAGCAAAGCTTTTATTAACTTCTATCTGTCGTTAGCCGAAATTAGATAACCCTTCATAGCTTCGCTTAGTGAGCTTAGCTCTGCAGCAAGTCTAGCTATTTTCTTTTTCTCACTTCTTGCCATATCTTCAAAAATAGAATCACACGGAGCAGCGTGTAATTGCATCTGTATTGACCCTTGATCTGTACCGTTTAAAAAAGTAATAAATGAATCAATCTGCTCAATCCATCCCTTAAGTGCTTGAATTTGCTCACCTTTTCTTTGATCAACTACTTGCTCTCTGCCCTTAATGTCAAAATCTTCTGGGGTAGCTGTATTTAATGTTTGAGCCATAGCTTCTTTATCGTCTTGAGGGGGTGTTGGTTCTTGTGCTGCTGGCGCTGCGTCTGCTTCTAAAACTACACTAAATTTACGTTCGAATAAATTCATATATTATTATTTATTAATAAATGAATAAATAATTTAGTGAAACGAAAGCTTTTATTTGAAGAAGTAATGCAATTTAATAAGTGGGTATCAGGTATAGCTTCAAGAGACCTTGCATCTCAAAAAGTTACATTAAGAGATCTTTTTAATAAAACTACAGATCAAAATCCTAACTTTGCTAAGGCCGATAAAATACTTCCATATCCTTTACCCAACGTAATAGAACAAATAGGTCAATTATACTTGTATGCTACAAACTCTAAAAGACTTTTTAAAATGGCACTATCTAACCCTGTTATAAAGAAAAATGAACTTGCAAAAGAAAAAGTAATCGATATCTACAAAAAGCTTGAACATATAGTTCAAATCATAGACAGTATTGCTAAAAACGTTGAAACGCCGGTTGCAAAAAAGCAAGAATAGTATATAATAAGTTGTGGTTAAAAAACTTATAAGTCAATTAATTCCTTTTATTGCCATTTCAATATTATTTGGGGCAGCATTCTATGCATTTAACTTTAGTTTTTTTATTGGTGTTTTATTTGGTATCGCTTTTCAGTATGTAGGGTTTTTTGCTTTTAGTACTATTCTCAACGCCGTTGTCGCTTTAAAAAATAAAAAACTAGAAAATGAAAGACTACAAGAATTATCTTTTCAAGGACTAGAAGTTGAATGCCCATGCTTTAAAAAAATTAAAGATTTTATTCCCGTGCGTTTAAATACCCCTAACTATTATAAATGCAGCGATTGTAAGAAAACTATTAGTGTATTAATAAATTCAGAGACTGCTGTAGTAACCGAGCCCGTAACTACAGATTTACCTACATTAGCCAACCCAAATGGAAATACCTGAAAGTATAGCTAAGTTAACTGCAGATGTACCGTCTACTTCTTTAAGTATAAAGAATGAGATACCCCCCATGCCATTAGATGAAATAGTTCTTCTAATAAAAAAATCACTAAGTACACAGCAATTAGCAAGTTTTGAAAAAGGCTTAGCCTTCTTACAACCAAATGTTAGTAGTGATAAACAAATTATTAAAAATTTTATTAATCTGTTAAACGAAATTTTGAATCAAACTCTTACTACTAGCGATGTTAATGAAGAATATAAATCTCAAATAAAAGTCAACACCAAACAACTAGTTGTCGGTATATCTACAGTTGTTGAATATTTATATAATATTCTTTCTACACTTAATAAAGATAAGAATTTGCTTGATGTCAAAGATATTACCCTTATTATTCTTGGATATGCAATCGGAACCTTTAAAAAAATATGTAACGGTAGAAGCTAAGAGTAAAAGCCATAAGCTTAAGAATGAAGAATATGCAAGATGGCTTTGCTTACTTGAAGCGCTAGATATTATAAGCAGAAAAGCATATCAATTCAAAATGGATCTTAACGGTAAAGAAGTAGATTGGGTCAAGCCATTAGCCTTTCAAAAGTATATTGTTGAAAGATTCGAATCTATGATAGATGAAGTAATGCAAAACGAGCATAATGTTACTATAAGCTTAAATAAAAGTAATAAATGCACTACATTATCGGAACCTGTTTTTCAATAATACCTGGCGCGCGCTATGGAGCTTTAGTAAATACTAGAGGCTTTAACCAAGGAATATTATATTCATTAATAAACATCTCTAAGAAAGACGATAAAGTAGTTTATACGTTTTACGGCAGTGATAAATCTAAAATAGAAATGAATTTTAATTCTTGTAGTGAAGGAGATAAATTTATTTCAATTTTAAGAAAAGAAATTTTACCTAATTATTACTCAGATAATTTAGAAGCTTCTTTCCCTTTAGAGAATTAGTAATATCCGCCGTAAATATTTGAATAATCTGTTTTAGAGTAATCAAATATTTCTTTCGAAGCATCATCAACAGTAAATGCATAAGGCTTATCTGCACCTGATACTGTTGTATTTTTTGTATCATCAAAAACTTGTTGGTTTTGCGCTTCTTGCTCGACTCCTGGCTCAAAAGAATATTCAAAACGCTTAGCTTTAATTAACCAAACATAATGACCTGCTAAAGGATTTATTTGCGCTATATCTTGATCAAGTCTTTGAGTTATTTCATATATATTACCATTTCTACCTCCAGGCCTATCACTTCCGTATTCTACTAATTGAAACAAGTCGCCAGATTTAGGCTCTGCGCCTGATCCAAATACCGCATAAAATGTACTAATATGTACAAAGGCTGTAACCTCATCATCCGAAACTAGACCGAACTTACTTAACATTAATGCATTTTCCTGTAAATTAATTGCTATAACAAGGTTTTGAGGTGGTGAATACCTCTGTGTAGGCTGCTCACCATAAAGCATATCTGCACTAAGTGTTGTTGTATTATTAACAATATAACCTACATTTTGCCCATAAAGGTTAATTTGCTCTCTCCAGTAGTTTGAAATCGTTTCTCTTTCACAGTTATTTTTTGCTTTATCTGTATATCTAAAGCAGGGATTATCTTCAAAAAAGAAAGGATAAACTTTAGGGTCTTTATTACCTGTATAATATTGTACACTCATTTTTTCTCTATTACAGGTACTCCTAATACCGGGTCGTGCTTTAAGATAATGCCCGTATTACCTAAAGCTTTAGGCGTTTTAAAATCATATTTTAAATTGTATTCTTTTTCTATTTGTACTAATTCGTTTTTATTAATTGTATATCTTCCAGTATTGACTCTTTTAAGCCTCTCTACTTTGCTATTATTCATCTTAGCTCTATGCATATGTGGTACAACACGCCCGGGATGCTTTGAGTGTGAAGATACATCTCTTAATACAGGATGCATATGACGCTTCTTAGTACCTATATTTTTTCCTTTAACGGACTGCTTTCCAAAAAAATCTCTAAACGTCATATAGATATTTAAGCAAAAAAAAGGGCCTTAATTTAAATTAAGGCCCAATTTTTACTATTTTTGACTATTGTATGTTATTTTAGACCAGCAAGATAAGCACCTACTTTTGATGTCTTGCTGTTAACTACATTAGCCTTGCCTTTAGGAGATGTTGGTGCACCACCTTTTACACCAGCACCTACTAGGGCATGACCCTTCTCACCATCATTTCCAACTTTATCTGTGACTTTACCATCACCAGAACCACTGGAAGTTAAACTTTTCGTTACATCGCCGACCTTATTATCTTTCTTTTGTAGACTCTGGCCAGCTGACGAGGGAAGTTCTTTCAATTCTGTGCCTTCTTTGGCAACTTCTTGATTGTCTTCGTCTTTTTTCTCGTCTTTCTTTTCGTCTTTCTTTTCTTCAGCGTTCTCTTCGTTAGCTTCATCAGAGGAAGCTTCTTCTGAACCAGCTGAAGATTCTTCACCGCTATCTTCATCACCTGCTTCTTCTTCACCTATAGCAGCCTGAAGAACGTCGCAAAGCTTCTGTGCAACATCACGAGGTAGAGTGAATGTTACTTCTTCACCAGCACCTTCTTCTTTATCACCAGGCAAACCGAGAGCTTCGGCGTCGTGTGCTTCAAGATCCTCAGGTGCACCGGACATTACGTCCTCATACAACTTGTCAAAAATAGATTTACTCATAAAAGTATTTATTGTTTGTGTTTCAGTTTTTTCAAGATTTTGAGAGAATTTTTCAGGTTCAAAAAAGTTTTCTTTTTTAGCAATTTTTTTATCTTTGGTGTCTATTATGTCTTTATTAACACCTTGAGCATTTTCTGGACCCGTATTTTTTACAAAAGCTTTTTTATCTGCTTGTGCCTCTTCAGGTTTTTTAGAATCTGCTAATTTAAAAGTATCCTTAGGAGGGAAAACCGACTTCTTTTCTTCAATTACACGCTTTTCATAGAAATTACCCATTTCTACTAGTGTTCTTGTGCCGTTCATATTAAGTATTTATTAGATTTATGCCTAAAAAACATGAAAAGCAATTTTATTTGGGTAATCAAAATCTACCTACAACCGAGGCAGTTTTTAATTACGAAGATCATCCGGAATGGGTTGAAGATATAGCTAAATGCAGAAAAAATATAATTTATTTTGCAGAAACATTCTTCTTTATTACTAATTTAGATCAAGGTAAAATGAAGATAAAACTTCATAATTATCAAAAAAAGATTTTGAGAAGTCTTAGAGATGAAAGGTTTGTCGTTCTTTTAGCATCAAGACAGATAGGCAAAACCACATTAATGACCATTTATGCATTATGGATATCTTGTTTTTTTGAAGATCAACGTATTCTTATAGTAGCCAACAAAGAGCAAACCGCTATTAATATTTTTAAGAGAGTTAGATTAGCTTATGAAAAACTACCTAATTACCTTAAACCGGGAACAGTAGAATACGGTAAAACATCGATGTCACTAGGAAACGGATCTAGCATAGGTATTTCGACGACAAGCAGTGATGCAGGTAGAGGTGATAGCTGTAATGTTCTTATTTTGGACGAGCTTGCATTTATTGATAATCATTTAGTCATGGACTTTTGGAACTCTGTATACCCTATCATTTCTTCTTCTAAAAAATCAAAAATCTTTATTGCAAGTACTCCCAATGGAACAGGTAATTTATTTCATGAACTTTATTCTGGTGCGGTTGAAAAAAAGAATAACTGGCATGCTGAAAAAGTAGATTGGTGGGAATTTCCCGGGCGTGATGAGAAGTGGAAAGAAGATACAATTAGAACACTAGGCAGTAAAGATGCATTTGATCAAGAATTCGGTAACGTCTTTTTACAGACAGGCGAGAGCGCGTTAGATGAAAAATTATTTGAAGAAATGAAATCCGATTGCACTGAACCAAAATTTGTTTTTGATGAAGGTCATTACTTGCTTTGGGAAGAGCCCGATAAAGAAAAAATTTATGTTGCAGGGGTAGACATAAGTGAGGGGGTTAGCCAAGCAGCAAGCGTGATTCAGATTTTAGATATGACAAATCTTCGTGAAATAAAGCAAGTTGCAACATACCATAATAGAATGATAAGCCCTTATAATTTTACCGCTAAGTTGCATGAAATATTACAACATTGGGGATCTCCTCTTGCTCTTATTGAGAGAAATAATTGCGGGGCACAAGTCGTCGATTCATTAAGAAATATACATTCATATGAAAATATTGTTTCCTACGGACCTAAAATCGGCGGTACAGTATTCAACAAACTAGGTGTATTAGCACATACTAATTCAAAATACAAAGGCGTTATTAATATGCGCTATTGGATAAACGAAGTCAAATCAGTAAAAATCAGAGATTTAAAAACATTAAATGAATTAAAAAACTTTGTAAGATATCCTAACGGTACATGGGCTGCAAAACCCGGTGCTGACAGCTGGGATGATAGAGTGATGAGCTTAATATGGGCATTAATGATATTAGAAAATGAACTCGTTGAAAAACATTTTGAAATTGAGCAATTTGATCAAAATAAAAAACCATTAAAAATAAAATCACTTGATTATGGTATAAAATATTTTCTTAACCCCACCTCTATTTACAGCAATGAAAAACTAACTGAAGAAGGTATAAGACCCATGCCAATTATAATACCTCAAAATCTTTCAAACTCTACATCTGATGATATTATAGAATTAGAATCACAAGGATGGAGAAGATTAAATTAATATATGGCTAATTTAGAAAATTATACTCAAAGCCCATTTAATAAATCTAGAAAAGATAAATTTTTATTTATTCTTAATCTACCAAAATGCTTAAAGGATATATCTACTAAGTTTGAGCGTAATAATGAAAAGGTAATACCTGATGCTCTTCAATTTTCTGTTTATGGCATTATTGTACCTACTATAGAAGTATTACCTGTTAATGTTCGTTATGCAGGTCAGACTTTAGTAAGTTCAAGTTATTCACGCGAGCCTTATCCAACTGTAACCGTAAATTTTACTGTAGATAATAGATTTAATAATTACTGGATTATATACAAATGGCTAGACATTCTAAACAATGTAAGGACAGGTGCATTTGATCAGGACAATCTTATCAAGAGTACACCTGCAAATAAAGCTAATTTAGCAGGAGCTGACTATCTTCAATATAGAGCTAACTTTTCAATATTTGCTCTAGACGAATACGACAAAAGAACACTTGAATTTAAATACATTAACGCTTTTCCAACAGCATTAGGTGGCATTGACTTTAATAATAGAGATCATGGCGAAATCGAAACAAACTTTTCTTTTAATTACTCTCAATTAGAAGTTTTAATGGTAAATCAGACAGATAGTTTGTAAAAAAATAAAAAGTTTTATCCTAAAAAACATAAATACTTTATATGGCACGCACAATTCAAAGCCCTGGAGTTGTAATTCAAGAAATAGATCTTTCATTAAGAAGCGTTGGAACACCTTCAACTACAATATTAGTTACAGGATTCGCATCAAAAGGACCTACTTCCGAAGTAATTAGCATTACTTCATTATCTGAGTTCGAGCAAATTTTCGGTATACCTTCAAATGCTGCTGAACGTTATTTTTATCATTCAGTTAAAGCAGTTCTCGGAACCGCTGCTAACCTACTAGTTTACAGACTACCTTATGGCGCAGGGACCGGAATTGATACATCTGATGATTATAGCGCATTAGTTTACCCGGTACAAGCTTATGTAAGCGGTACAGTTACAACAGAATTAAATCTAGCTAACAGCTCTTACTTTTTTGGAAGCCCTACACACTTAAAATTGACTCAGTCTGAATATCTTTCAATTTTACGTGGTGATGGTTTTTCATGGGCTAACGATACTGACGGCAGAAAGACATTTAATAATGTCTCATCACTAAGCGCTGCTGGTATGATTGTTCTTAATAAATCACAATCTTCCATCAATACAAAATTTGAGGGTACTTACATCGGTGCAATAGATAACTTAAACCTCAACCCCGCAACATCTTTTAACGATTTTAATCAAGTACTATCCATTAATTCAACACAAGCTTCGATCTACGGCTCTGATTATGTTAATATACCTGACGTAAGATTAAATTTTGCGCTAAGCGCAACATCAACAGGTTTACAGGGAAGCGTATCAGAAGTTGTTGAAAATATACCTACATTTGATATTTCATCAAATCAGTTCGACGATACAGTTACTTTAGGGGTATTTAAATTACGTCAATCGGTGTTTTCACCAGATACAATTGCGCTAGATTTTGTACTACAAGAAGGCTATACAGGCTCTCTTGATGCTAACAGACAAATTAATAGCACCAACGGTGGTCCGCCCGTAAGCTTTTCAATTGAACAAGCAAACGCAACATCAACAAATGTTACTGTTGTTGTACACCCTGCTATCTCTAATAAAAATGGGACAACATGGCTTGATTTAAGTGGTGTACCTACAAAGAAAGCTCGTTTATTAAGCGAGCCAATGTATTTACCTTTAGCAGGTGAAACATCATCACAGTATGAAACGCGTGTTGGTGCCCCTTCAGGAGCAGTCAGAACAATGCTTGACGATCTAGGTACTACAAGCGCTTTATTTGCCTTGGGTGATTATACAAGCACCGATCTTACAACTAAAGTAATCGGTAATATACCCGCCAAACTTCAATTAGCTACAGATAAGCTTAATAACGTTGATCTATATCCAATTAATGTAACTTTAGAAGCAGGATTGGGTACTGTATATGTCAATTCATTCAACCCTTTAACCAATGGTTATTTTGATGATACAGTTCCTTATGATAGCATGGTTGAATCTCTTGCTGTACAAAACCCATCAGTCGTTCCTGATGCGGTTAGCAAATATAATGCTGTTGCTAATGTATTCTTGAATCTAGCTCTTAATAGAAAAGATCATCTTTTCATTGCTGATGCTATTACAAATATATTTGTTCAAGGATCAAACATTAAAACACTAGATCTTGCTAGCAAGACGTTCTCAAATGACATTTACTGGCCATTAAAGAATCAGTTTATGGGTATTAATTCAAGCTACGCTTGCGCATTTGCAAATGTTGCTAAAGTAGCTGACGTTGCATCGAATCAGCAAGTCTGGGTTCCATTCTCAGGCTTTGCAGCAACTGCAATGGCTAATACAGACAACAACTTCCAACCCTGGTATGCCCCTGCAGGCTTTACAAGAGGTGTTCTTACAGGAGTAACAGATATAGGCATTTATCCAAAACAAAAACAGCGCGATCAACTCTATAAGATCAACTTAAACCCTGTAGCGTTTTTCCCTGCAGAAGGATTTGTTATCTTCGGTCAAAAGACGTTACAGAAAAAACCAAGCGCATTTGATAGAATCAATGTTCGCCGTCTTTTCTTAAATCTTGAGACAGCTACAAGAGATACATTAAAGTATTTCGTATTTGAACCCAATACACTCTTTACAAGGACGCAGATTATCAATAGTATTACACCAATATTTGATAATGCTAAAAATACACAAGGCATTTACGATTATCTAATTATCTGCGATGAAAGAAACAACACATCAGCTATTATTGATGACAATACCATTGTCATTGATATCTATGTAAAGCCTGTAAGAGCCGCGGAATTCATACTTTGCAACTTCTATGCAACTAGAACAGGTACAAACTTCCAGGAGATTGTATCGTAATAGATAAATAATTTTATGGCAGACGTAAATCAATTAATAACAGACTTTTACAGGGTAGCAACAACGCGTGAATTCGCCCGCGATTTTAACTTTAGAGTATTATCTATTAATACTGGCGGAGCAAGCACTGTAACGTTTGATGAAAACGATTTAGTATATTGTAAAACAGCTAGCCTACCTGGAAGAAATATAACTAATGTTCAAGTACCGTACATGGGGTTAAAATTCAATATTCCTGGTAATGTTGATTACCCTGGAAGCGATAGCTATGAGATGACATTCTATGCTGACGCAAATTCGCAAATTCGTCAAAAGTTTGAACAATGGTCAACAGATATTTTTGACGATTCAAATTCTACCGGTAACTATTTTTCACCTAAGCAAACAGCTATCATAGATTTAGTTCAATTAGATAATGAGCTAAACAAAGTAGCACAATATCAGTTAGTAGGTGTTTCAGTAAGAAATGTAGGGCCCTTAAGCTACACAATAGCTGAAGGCACTGGAAGTGTTGTTGAATTTACTGTCACCGTTTCGTATCATTACTGGAGAAAATTGTCCTAATATTAGTTACCGATTAAATAATTAGGTGAACAACCCGTTTACTAGTGCACTTAATTCTATAGGCGATAATTTTACTGGAATTGGTGCAGGTACAAATTCTTTAATAGCTCCTCAAGCAGTAAATTTATTTGGATTTAATATTCCTGGTGTACCGATTATTAGTGCAAGGGATTATTTCCTTGTGCAAATGGAGTCGTGGTTCACCTCCATACCTAATTCATCCCAGTGGTTGATAGTAATCGATAGATATCCACCCGCTATAAGATCGAGTGTAATTCAAGGGCTTGAACGAACAGACGGAAGTAAAAAAGGATATAATATCTCAGCTGCAGTAAATATTTTAAAAAGTTTTCCCTTTCAAAAAATAGTTGGATGTTTATTTGCACATGCAATTACTATACCCACTGAACAGTATGAAGTTGATGTTGCCTCGGTCAACAACAACAGAGGCTTTTTACCCGGTGTTTTAGGTAGTAAGAGAGATATCTCTACTTCTACGCAAGGACTACAAATAGAGTTTCGTGAAACGAATACATCTTTTATTGATTTTGTTCTAAGACCCTGGGTAATACTCGGATCACACTACGGTATGGCGGCTAGACCTGGGGACACTGGTAATAAAAAAGATCCTAAGAATATGAAAGTTAATATGACACTTTTAAATTACACTAAAACTTACCATAGCATTTCAATGATACCTTACAAGGTATTTACTTTTTATAATTGTATGCCATATCAAATAGCGGAACAATCATATGACTACGAAGATGCAAAGCTGACAACATATAGTACTAGATGGGCTTATTCAAATTATACTGTTGAAAACAATCTCTATCTACCTATTGCTGATATTGTTAATAGAATTTCAAACGGATCTATACCAAGAGTTACAAGCTTTCAGAATGGCATCGGTAGCATTAACCCACTTGGATTCTTATAATTACTGTTTAAATATTTTTTGTGAATCAATTTTACTCGCGTGAAGAAGCGCTTTCTTGTTTAGACGAATTTTACTCTCTCTATTTAAATAAGCCTATCAAAAATAATCAAGGCGGTATGAAATCGCCACACATGTTTGCAACCTGGGTAATTACAAAAAAGCTAAAACCGGAGATTATAATAGAAAGCGGGGTATGGAAAGGGCAAAGTACTTGGTTGTTTGAAAACGCTAGCCCAGAGAGCGAGATTTATGCAATTGACCCTGTGCCTCAGCTCAGAGAATATACAAGTAAAAAAGCAAAATATCAAACACAAGACTTTTTAGTTACTGATTGGACAGAAGTAAAAGATAAAAATGTTTTAGTATTTTTTGATGATCATCAAAATTCTTTTGAACGGATAAAAAAATGTAAAGAAATTGGCTTTAAAAATATTATTGTTGAAGATAACTATCCATCTTTTCAAGGTGATTGTTATAGCCCTAAGAAAATACTGTCAAATCAAGATTATGTTATTGATGTTAACGGGGAAGTTACATATCACAGTAAGAATTTAAATGATATAGCTTATCTTACTTCAAATTTAGAATTTTATCAAGAAGCATACCCTATATTTACAGATAATTTTACTAGATGGAATACACCTTGGGATGAAAAATATAATACACCTGAGCCACTTTTGTCTGAAAAAGATATAAACAAGTACCCCCTGTTTTTTGATGAAAGAAAAGATTATACTTGGTTATGTTATCTTAAATTAAAATAATATAATGTCGTTCTATTTAAATTTTGAATCGCCAGTTAGTAAAAATACATTACAGCTTAAAGAGCTAAGCTTTAAGCAGTATAGGGAACTTAATAAATATATTCTTAACAACAACAACAATCTTATTGAAGATTATTTTAATAAAATTTTAAAAGAAAACCTTCATTCTAAGCACGATTTTAAAGTTCTATCAAATTTTGATAAATTTTGCTGCTTGTTTATGTTAAGATGTGTCAGTGTTTCGTCAGAGATAGAATTAATAGACAAAAAAACTACAATACAAACTAGCTTAATGAAGTTTTTAAACACATGCTGTAATTTTAAGGCTACTTTCAATAAAGAGATTATTTCAGGCCCATTTAAAATAACACTCGAGATACCAAAAACGTTTTTATTTGATACATTTTTAAATTTATCTAATTTTCTCATTAAAAATGTATCTGTAGATAACGACTTTATTGATTTTACCAATATTTCATTAGATCAAAAAAAGCAAATAGTAGATAGCTTACCTGCAACTATTATGAATGATTTAAAACAGTTTTTTGATTTATTAAATGAAGAATTTGAAGCATTAAAACTTACATTACCCACAATTGAAGAGCCTATTAAATTAAATCCGTTCGATAGTTCTTTAATCGAATTTTTAAAAATAATTTTTAAAACAAATTTAAACGGGTTATACGAAATGCAATATCTGCTTGTCAGTAAGCTAGGGTTTACCCCTGAATATACTGATAATCAAACGTTTGTAGAAAATATTATTTTGCTTAAGCTGTATGAAAGTGAGCTAAAAAAACAAGAAGAAGCGTCTAAAAAATCACCAGGACCTGGATTACCTGGCAAACCCTTTAACGGAGTATAATTAATTTAGTGAGCAGTGCATCTAATTTCTTATCTAAGGTAAAACAGCTATCTCAGCAAAATAAAGTCACTACATTTAGCAGATCTCTAGGTACAGATATAACATTATTACCCCTTTCAATTAAGCAGCAAAAAGACATTATTAAAACTGCATTAGATTTAGCTTTATCACCTATTACCTTCTCTAACGCTACAACTAATATTATTAATAGCAACCTTGAGTCCAAAGCAGCTCTTACAATTTTAGATAAACCACTAGTTTTACTAGCTTTAAGAGCCAACTCCTTAGGACCTATTACCACAGTAGTAGATAACAATGAAAAGGTTGTCGTTGATTTTTCTGCAAATTTGAATTTAAAGGATAAAATTGATTTAACTGCTTTTACAGGGGTAGTAAATGTAGGCAACCTAGAAATTGTACTTAAAATACCTACTTTAGAGGAAGACTATAAAATTAATCTTGAATGTTTATCTAGTCTAGAAGCTAAAAAATCTAAAGATGAAGATAAAGTAAAAGATTTAGTAGGCGAAATTTACATTTATGAGTTAATTAAGTTTATTGACAGTGTTAAGCTTACTGAAGGCACTTCTTCTGAAGAAGTAAAGTTTAAAGAACTCACTGTAAAGCAAAGAGTTGAGACGTTAGAAGCACTACCAATGGTTATTACAGATAAGATAGTAGAAAAAATAACAAAAATTAGGGAGATCGAAAATTTACCATTAAAGGTAGTTGTTAACAATAAAGAAGTTAACCTGACTATAGATTCAGGTTTTTTTACTAGAGAGTAGTTAGAAATCTAAAAATTCCATAAGTATTTAAATCTTATGGATCAAATACAGTTCCAGCAGTTTATAGATAAACTAAATCAAATAGGGGTATCAATTGAACAACTAGTTAAAAACAGTGAAGTTGATCCCAAAAAAGATCCTAAAAAACCCGAATACAGTGCTTTAACTGGTAAAAAAGAATCACGCCTTTCCCCCGGTGAAAAAAAGATAGAAGAAGAAAAGGGTACTATTTATGCTAAAGCATTTAATAAAATGCTTGATGAGTTTGAGCAAAATTTAAAGTCCGGTGAATCTAAAACAAAAGATCTTTTAAAGAAAAATTTAATAAAAGTAAGTTTAGATAGAGTTTCTAATAATGCTATTAATAGTTTAAAAAGAGTGTTTTCCGAGCAACAAGCAGACATTTTAAAGCAAAAAAAGAAAGAGCCGCAATCGGGAGGCGGTGGTGGTATACTCGGGATGCTCGGCGGATTAATGGGTGGTGGTGGCCCATTCGGTGTTTTAATAGCTGCAATTGCTGCAATAGGTGGGGTTGCTATAATTTACATGCTGATAAAAAACATAGATAAGATAGGCAATTTTTTAGCTAAAATAATTCCTGTTATAGGCGATTTTCTAGTAAAGACACTGCCAGTGGCTTTTGAGAGTATAGGTAAATTTTTTGTAAAAATTATACCTACATTAAAGATTGTTTTTGATTTTATTAATAACTTAGTAAAAAATGTATTGTCAGGTTTACCACCGATAATCGATTCTATAGGAAAAATTGTTTTACCAATAATCGAGAAGGTAGTAGATTTTTTTAAATATATAATAGCAAATATACCTCTTGTTTTAGAAAAGTTTTTTGGCGGGGTTAGAGACATAGTAATAGCTATTTTAGATAGATTGCCAGCAATACTACCTTTTGTGGTACAAATAGGTGAAATGATACGGGATGTAGTTTTAAAGCTTATAGATAAATTACCTGAAATTTTAAAAATTATAAGTGATTTTTTACTACCTGTTATAAAAACAATAAAAGATATTGTTTTAGAATTAATACCACCCTTAGAAAGAATACTAACGTTAGTTTTGAAAAAAATAAAAGAACTTGCACCTTATGTAAAGGATATTTTAGTAGCAGCTTTTGAAACACTTAAATCTGTTATTAATAATTTACTCGATGCTATAAAACTGTTAATCCCTTATCTAGGTGAAGCTTTAGTTATTGCAGCAAACGCATTAAAAGATGCAGTCAATGGTGTGTTTAATATATTTGATAAACTTATTGGTTTCTTTGAAAGGGTGGCTACTAAAGTATTAGATACAGTAAAAGATATCTTTCAGAAGTTTTCTGATGGGCTAAAATGGCTTTTAGATTTAGAGCCCACTAGAATACTTGCAACTGCAGGAGCTATAACCACACTAGGATTTGCTATTGCAGGGTTTGGTGCTGCGACACTAGGAGGAGGAGTAGCGTCTGCTGTAGGGGGTTTAGTTGGTAAAGTGGGCGGCGGTGGCCCCACAGAAGTAATACTTAGTTTAGCTAAAAATGCTGAAAATATCGATAAAGCTACTAAAGGAATAGATAGTTTAACCACATTATTAGCTAGTGTTTCCGAGAAAAAATACGGAGATGCATTTAAAGATGAGATGACCAAGGTTAAAGAAGGTATTACAACACTTGCATCTTCGTTAAGCGAAGAGGAGCTTTCGAAACTACGAAAGATTACACAATTAAAAGAGGCTCTCTCTAAACCTATGGCTGAGTTTAACGTTAAAACACAAAGCATTAGAGAAACTTCCAGCAATGTTACAGAGAAGAGTATTAGTAGCTTTAATGATCTGTATTCATCTACTACTTCACTTGATAAAAACGTAGTAGAATTGACTGCTGTTTTAAAAGAAATTAAAGGCAAATTTAGTCAATCGATAGAACTGCAGCAAAAACAAACAACATTAGCGTCTACTAGTGTAGAAAAGTTGCAAGATATTAGCGACAAAAAATCTGCTTCTTCTAATGTTGTTGTAAGTAATAATAATAGTAATATTGTGTTTAGTGAAAAAGGAGCATCTAACCTAGAATTTAGAAGAGACTTTTCTAATAGGTTTGGAACACTTCAAACTTAAATAATAATTTATGGATCACGTATTTTCAATAGCTAGAGTAAGAGATTTTAATACTTTTTCACAAAATAATAACGTTGATGTTGAACCACCTTTATTAGTATCACCAAATAACACACCTTTAGGCTCTGGTATAGGTAAAAGCTTGGCGACACCACAAGGCGGAGTAGTAGACGTTGTTTCTGATTTTTACTGGACTTATTCTAAATTAAGAGAATCAAGACAAGAAGTACCAAAAATAATTTTAACAGAAAGAAAACTTAAAACCAATGCTTTAATATCTCAGCTCAAGTATTCTTTAGGAGCGTCTGCAGATAATATTAAAGGTATAGTTAATAATTTGCCAGATGGTATTAAAAATCCCCTTTACAATTTTATAAACCAGGTCAAGCAAAGCGATGCCGGTAAAAGCCTAGGTAATTCATCCGATGCTGTTAAAAGTAAAATAAATCAAATTGATTTTTTACAGGATAATAACTCAATTTACGACAAGAATCCCTATCTTCTGCCCTATCAAAATTTATATATAACAGAGCCTACTGGATGGCAATTCTTAATACCTTATTTTGAAAACTATAACAATTCTCAAAGCAACACTTTTGCTTCAGATGCTAATAATCCCGTACTCGGGTTACTGCAAAAAGGTGCAGATCTTGTGGGCGGTGTTGCTGAGATAACTAGCGTACTAAGAAACCCTACACAAATATCTTTTACAGAAAAAACAAAATTTTATAATTACCCAACCGAAGGTGAAGAGCTTTCATTTTCATTTCCCCTAATTAATACAGGCAGTGCATCATTTAATGACGTAATTAAGAATTGGGAATTATTGTTCTTATTACTTTATAATAATAAACCATCGCGTAAAAACGTTGCAATTATCGATCCACCAGTAATTTATCAAGTAGAAATACCTGGTGTTAAATTTTTACCATTTTGCTATATAGCAGGAATTAATATTAATTTTAAAGGATCTAGACGTGAACTTTCTTTTGAATTATCTACTATAGACAGTCTAAGCGTTGATAAAACTACAGAAAGTCGTAAAGGTGGTCCAGGGCAACTAAGATTAGATACAATTAAAAAGACAGTAAGAGGATTTTCTAACATATCTACAGTAAGAAATATTACTACAATTATTCCAGACGCATATGAAATACAAATATCCTTAAAAAGTTTATTGCCTGACACTAAGAATTTTATGTATTCTGTTTTAAATAAAGAGCCGGTAGTATCTGCAAGCACGCTCTCACCTAATGTTAATAGCATTCTCAATCCATTCTCTAAGACACAACAAAACAATCAAGAATCTATTAACCTTAGATCAGTAGATACTAATATTTTGTCACCTGATATAAACACTTCTAACAGTTAATGGTTTGTCTAATTGTATTTTTTAATAAGTATTCTTATGGAAGGCGACTATCAAAATAGTATTTCATCTCTACCACCGCTAAAAACAACTAGATATGAAAATATATTTAAATTATATAAAACAGAAGATAATTTTTACTTTTACAATCTTTTACAATCAATATACTTACCCGAAAACATAGACGAAACTACGATTTATTATCAACAGGCAACCACAAAAATGCCTTGGACAGTGATTAGTTACAACGCATATAAAACTACAGATTTATGGTGGTTAATATGTTTAGCAAACAATATTTTTAATCCTATAAAGTTTCCGGAAGAAGGATCTTTAATTAAAATTATTAAACCTCAGTATGTTACTCAAATTTTAAACGAAATTTCAAATAATTTAATTTAATATGTCTACTTCTATTATAGATTTTGATACTATTATTAATTCTTCGAAATTTAGATTTAAAGTAGGATTGTTTAATACCGATAATAGATATCAAGAATTAAAACCCGGCGCTATAAAACAATTAGTAATAGAAGATATATTTTTTAATTATTTTCACAAAGGTTATATTATCTTAAACAATACATTTGACGCAGTAGAAAGAGTTTCAGGAATTACTGTTGGATCTAACCCCTCTTCTCTTAAACAACAGCAAGGAAGAGGGTTTATTTTTAAAGGTGATTCTAGAGATATTCTTTCTATAGATATAATGCCTAAACTCGATGAACAGCCTTTTTCATCAAAAAATTCTAAACAAGGTGATGAGATATTTAGATTGTTTTTTAATTTTGCTATCTATAATTCAGAAGAAATACCCGGTGAAAACGCAGGAGAAAAATTTAAAAAATTATTTTTTTGGGATCTTTATTATGAACTTTTACTTGAAAAAAATTCATATTTTTCAACAGGAAATTATGTAAGTTTATCCGGTAATAATGCAGATAATACAGAAAGAACAGTCTTTACCGGTGATGCAGTAAAGAATTTTTTACAAGAATTCTTTTCTCCAGAAGACGGACTACCTATTACAATAGGTGAGCCGTTTGATCAAGGCAGTACTAACGTGTTTTTTTCAGCGCCCGCAAAATTTAAAGGTATTGATTGCTTAGAGTATCTTTTATCAAGACATGTATCTTCTGCAGATTCGAATTACGACAGAGCTTTTTTAAGATTAGGGAGAGGAAATCCCGTATTTAAATTCGAAAGCTTAAAAGACATATTCTCTAAATCAGTAAGTGTAGATTCTAGCGGAATAAAGCTCGGCGAGTATTATTTAGAAACCTTTAAAATCGGTACATACTCTGATGTGAATAATGAATATACACTTGAAAAATTACAATTTACACCTTCCAATGCATTATTTTTTCAAAAATTTGGTACTATTCAAAATTTTTCTTACGATTTTATGCCAGGGCTTTATTCTCAACAAGAGATAGCTACCTTTCTCGTGCATAGCTATGATTTTGATGATAAAACGTTTTCTATAGAAGAAGAACGCAACACTGCATCTAGTTCTCTGAGTACATATAACCAAAATTATGTATTACCTTTCAGTAAGTATGCAAAACAAAGCGCGTATTCGAATTTTTTAATTGGAAAATACAGGGAAGAAAATAAAAACGTTAAACATTCTTTTACAGTTTCCGATAACCCCAATCAAAGATTAAATGCCGGTAGAAATAGTGTTTTGTTTAATAGTATATTTCTCAATAATACGGTTTTATTTAAAGTTCCAGGATCTACCCATAGAGAAGCTGGTAAATTTATAGGTATAGATAGAGATGGGTCTTATGAATACACAGATTTCGATAATAAAATGTTAGGCGTATACTTTATAGTTGAAGTCAAGCATATTTTTTCAGGCGGTGACTATTATAATGAGCTTAGATGTATTAAAACATATTCTTCAAAAGATATTTTTATTAATAAGGAAAGCAAATAATGTTAAAAACAACAACAAAAACTATTTATCCTGATTTAGTTGATAACCCTATCTGCAATTCAATAGAGTTTATAAAACTTTACTCAAATTATCTTGAAAGTATTGGTAGTATTAGTTCACCTCTTTCTTCTAACAACAGTACTAGCACCTCTTATTCAGTTAATGTTAAGCTAGATGCATATTTCTCTAGCAATGCAGATAAGGGAAGAATTTCTTCTATAACTAACGAAAAATTAACAAGTAATAGTTTAGCTGTTAATAGCTCTATTATACCTATAGGTAGCAGAGTAGACATACCAGGTGCAGGTCAAAGAATAGCAGACGATATCATACCTCAGGTAATTGAAATCACAGGTAACGTGCCAGTAATATGTCTATTTTTTAATACTAAGGAAGAAGCAACATCATTCTTAAGAGCTAATAGTAAAGAAGTAACAGTTACCGTTACACCGCAAAATATTCCTCAACAGGTATTGCCATCTAAAAAGCAAAAAGGTATAGAATCAGAAGCTAATTCTTTCGACGCCGGTGATCTATCATTGCAGATGTCTTTAGCTTTAAATTATTGGAAAGCTTTAAGATCTGGTGACCCTGTAACTAGCTTAAAAAAGTTTTACTTACAGTTAAATAATACGGTTTTTAATGACCTAAACAACGATTTTATTTTTTATTGGTTTAAAAAATTTAACAACACATTAAATGAAATAAAAGATTCATTATCTTTAAAGTTAGACTCTGTTTTAAGCGGTCCTAGCGATAGTGTAGGCAGTATTGTAAATAGCAAAATTAAATTTAATGATAATGTATCACCTTATTTTGATGTTTTTTGTAGTATGGGAGGGCCTAATCAATTACCTGCTTCAGTATTAAATAAATTAAGCGCTGTTTCTAGAAGTGTTTATGATGATTTAAATATTAAAACAACATCGCTGCAGCGAAATAATTTAATTAACATTCAAAAAGTTTCAGAAGACGACGCACTAACAAATCTAAAATCCGATACTACAGTAGCTCACGGTACTAATCTTGTAACTGACTATAAATTTTATTTAGATTTCTATAATAACTTAAGCAGTCTTGTTAGTATCTTAACGGATAAATTTAAAAACACCCTGCCTTACATTGCGTTTTTTAGTAATTTTAACGATAATACAGCTTACAATCCTAGAGATACTTTAAAAAACATTCAAAAAATAGAAAATATTTATTTTCAAAAAAATATAGAAAACAAAATAGTGCAGTTAGATCTCTTACAAAATATTTCTATACCTTCATTAAAGGATAAAACGATAAAAAGCTCTCTTAATGTAAGCGTTGCAACAACAAGCAATACAAAAAACACGCAATCTATAAACAATACATTTCTTAATAAAGAAAATGATACTAGACTACCGATACCTGTATCTAATTCATCATCTGCAAAAGCTAAAAACGCAGCATCCGTAAATAAAGTTAAGGAACCCAATGCTAAATTAGTTAATTTAAACTCCAATATTCAAAAACAAGGTCTAAAAGAGTCAAAAAACGATAATAACATGGCATCTACTGTTGCTAATAATGAGAAAACCACACAAAAACCTACTCTTGATACACCTAACACTCTACCGTCTAAAAACTCATCAGAATTTTCTAGTATTGGATCAATCGCTACAGGGCTTCAACCCGGAGATCCTAATATAAGTGCTTCGCTTTCTAATATTGAACAAGCTAAAAACGTTGCTTGTGACTTCAAACTACCTGAACCGCCAGATATAAATTTTGATTTACTTACAAATTCAAATGTCGACTTTAATCCTACTTCTCTATTATCAAAATTAGGGGGCTTTTCGTTTAATCTGCCTAAGCTAGACGGTTTTGTAAGTTCACTTACTTCATTAATACCAAATTTTAATGAATTATGGAAAGGATTTAATTCAAAGCTATTTGACTGTAAAAATAAAAACGATTATTAGTCAATTACCTCAGCATCAATAATTTTAGCACTCTTATTCGCGCTGTCTATTAGCATTTTAAATACTTGTTCTCTAGTAGCCAGTAGTTTATTTTGACTATCAACTTCTTTTAATTCTTTTCGCGACGCTATATCCATCTCTTTGGCTTTTATAACTGTATCATTTCTTTTGTCCGTAACTATTATCTTGTTGAGTGTCTCTATAGCAGTTGCCGTAGCACCAATAAGCTCAGCAAGAGACCCTACATCCTTGCTCTCAGGAGCAGAAGATATGTAATCCTTCACATTTGACACAACTTCAATACTCTCCTCTACAAGTTTACCTGCTTTTTCAATAACAAACTTTTCCATATTTTCTTTTGTTAGCGGATTCTTCTCTTTTTCTGCTTGTTTTGCTTTTTCAGTCGCGTCATTAAGCTGTGACAACAAATCACCGACCATTTCATTAAGCTCTTCGCTCATAATAATATTTATTTACTATTGATTTTTATAAACTCACTTTTATAATCGAAATATGTATAATAATAAGATTATTAATGAAAATGATCCTAATTTAAAGTTTTTACCTGTCTTAAAGTTTAAAAAGATACATGAGCTTGCAAAATTACCGTTTAAAAATCATGAATCTGATACAGGTTACGATGTTTATTCTATAGAAGATAAGATAATCCCTGCAAAGGGTAGCGCTATAGTAGATGTTGGGCTTAAATTTGCATCTATACCAGAAGGCTATTGGATTAAAGTCGAATCTCGTAGTGGATTAGGTTTTAAGCACGGAATTATGGCGCATCCAGGTATTATTGACAGTGGCTACAGAGGCGACGCAGGAGTAAAACTGTATAATCTTACAGATACCGATTATCAAGTCAAAGTAGGTGATAGAGTCGCGCAATTCGCTCTTTATTTTACACTCTCTATGCCTGTTGAATGGGGTGAAGTAGAAGAATCTCAAAGAGGTGAAAAGGGTTTTGGTTCTTCAGGTAAATAATGAAAGTAGATTTTAATAATTTATGGGTTGAAAAGTATAGACCTAAAACTTTAGATGATTTTATAATATCTGATACTAATAAAGCAATTATAGAGTCATTTAAAAACAAAAAAGAAATACCTAACTTATTATTTACAGGTACTCCAGGCTTAGGTAAAACATCTCTAGCTAAAATTATTGTTAATAGTATTCTAGAATGTCAATACCTTTATATTAATGCTAGTGATGAAAACGGTATCGATACCATTCGCAACAAAGTTACTAGCTTTGCACAAACAAAAAGTATAGACGGCTCTATTAAGGTTATAATATTAGATGAAACGGATGGGCTGTCACCAGATGCACAAAGAGCTTTACGTAATACAATGGAAGAATTTGCAAAAATTACAAGATTTATACTTACTGCTAATTATAGATACAGAGTAATACCACCTTTACAAAGCAGGTGTCAGAGTATCGACTTAACCCCACCGCTTGAAGGTGTTGTGAAAAGATGTGCATCTATACTAAAAGCAGAAAAGATAGAAATTGATCAGTCGCAAAAAACAATTTTATTAGATTTTATTAAATCTAATTACCCCGACCTTAGAAAATGTATTAACGAGATGCAAAAGCATTCAAGTACAGGAAAATTAATCTTAGATAACATAAAGAATAATGAAGTGCTAGACCTTATCTTTAATGAAATAAAAAAGAAAAACATTATCTTATTAAGAAAAGCATTAATAGAAAATGAATCAAAATTTAATAACGACTATGTTACGTTATTAAGAAATTTATTTAATTTTATTGACAGTAATGAAAAAGATTTAAAGCTTAAAAAGCATTTTTTATTAGTAATTGCTGAGCATTTATATAGAAGCAGTTTTGTAGTAGATCAAGAAATTAATTGCTATAGTTGTTTAATTAATTTAGCTAATTATTAGCGCTTAGGTAAATATGCTGCTGTATAGCTGGCTGGGTCTTTATGATTCACAGCAGGTGATGAAGGTATTGAAACATTTTTATTTAAAAGTGATCTATCTCCTGTATCCAGTTTTCCACCAATATCTGATTTTCTAGTTTCACCAGGCTTAAGAAAAGGAACTTCTTCCGCTTCATCCTTAACCTTTTTAGGTTTAATGTTAACTCTCTTTGAAGGATCATTTTTCTTAAAAATTTCAGGGACTTCAGGTAAATTTGGGTACGAACTTACAGGTTCTAATAATCTGCCAGGGACTGTCACGAAATCCATATACCTGCCAGGTGCAATCTCTGAAGTAATATCTACATTTACTTCTGTACCGGTATAATCTGTATTACCGGCTCCCATGACATTAGGACGTACATTCTTTATTGCAGAAATTCTTAGATTAAGACCGCTATTAATCATGCTCTTAATTTTTTCTTGTGTATTGGTGCCTAACGACTTAAACCACGGATCTGACAGCGCATCTTTCATAAAAACCACTACATCTCCCGCTAAAAACCCGCCATTAGTAAATCTTTGCAATGCTGATTCGTATAGTTTAACAAACTTCTTGTTCATTTAAATTATTTATTGTTTTACTTACTAGAAAACCATTTTTAAAAGAATAAAAGTAATATAAATAACTATGTGGCTAATATTAATATACAGACAATAGCGCAGCCAGAAAGGACACAGAGCGATTATACATACACCGACTTAAAGCTTGATCTTCAACTAGGTTATACAAAAAACAATGAATTTTTGAAGAGAAGAGAGATAAAAGATATTCAAATAGATTATGACTACGCAGCTATACGTAATTCAATATACAATTTAGTCACTACAGTACCCGGTCAAAGGATATTAAATCCAGAATACGGGCTTAATTTGCCAAAATATCTTTTCTTAAGGATTAGTGAATCAGTAGCGCTAAGCATAGGTAATGAAGTCTTAGCGGGTATAACTGCTTTTGAGCCTAGAGTCACAGTTCAAAAAATAAATGTTATTGCTGACGAAGCAAACCAACAGTATATAGTAGAATTAATATTATCTATGACAAACATAGATAATTCTAGCTTCATATTAGTTGGAACATTAAGTAATTCAGGATTCTTTTTAAATGAATAAAATATATGGCCAATAATTTTAATAATTATGAAATACCTACAGACGGGTATGTGGCTTTTGATGCTAAAAGTTTAAAAAGCTTAATTACTACTCGGTTAAATACAAATAATTATTTTACTGACCAGAATTTTGAAGGCAGCAATATTTCTTCTATAATTGATATTATAGCTTATGCGTATAACGTGCTTATTTTCTATCTTAACCGTACTAGTTCTGAGAGTACTTTTACTACCGCCGAGCTTTATGAAAATATTAATAAAATAGTTAAGCTTATAAATTACAATCCTATAGGTAATCAAACCCCCGTACTATCTTTTCTAGCTACCGGTCAATCAGCATTACTACAAGGTATATATACTATACCTAGATATTCCTTTTTTACTGTTAACGGTATATCTTATTCTTTTAATACAGATGTTACGTTTGCAAAGAGCACGTCTTTAGTTGAAGCTCTTACCGATTTGCAAGAAAACAATCTACTCTTTCAAGGCAAGTATTCAGAATACCCCCCTTATACCGCGGTGGGTGAGCCATTTGAATTAGTTACAATAACGTTAGTAGATACAAACGGCGATAATATATTAATTGATCATTTTAATATTGATGTTTATGTAAAAGATAATACGGTCACTACACCAAAATGGGAAAAATGGTCACCGGTACAATCTTTATTTTTAGAGCGTGCAGATTCTAAGGTTTATGAAATTAGATTAAACGAAAATCAAAGGTATGAAATTAAATTTGGTAATAATGTAACTGGCAAACAACTAAATGTAGGTGATGAAGTTGCTATTTACTATTTAAAGTCTGATGGTACTAGAGGTGAAGTAAGTGCAGGTCTTTTAAATAATAATAAGCTCTTTTTCTATAATACACCCAAATTTAATACAGTATTAAACGATACTATTGCGCAAAACCTTAACTTACTTACACCGGCTCAAGCAAGCCTTATAGATTTTACAAACATCGACGATTCTACTCCTTTTGTATCTATAGAAGATACATCTAGTATAAAAAGTAATGCAATCAATACTTTTAGAAGCCAGTATAGACTTATAACATCAGACGATTTTACTAACTTTCTTTTTAAAAATTATAGTAACATTATTTCATCTGTAAAAGCTGTTAATAATTGGGATTATCTATCTGAACACGTAAAATATTATTTTGATCTCGGGGTAACACAACCAAATCAAGAAAGTAGAGTTCTTTTTAACCAAGTTAAGTTTTCTGATTCTTGCAATTTTAATAATGTCTATATATATGCAGTACCAAAATTAGAAAAATTAACATCAATTACATCTAGAGCAAATTATTTAAATTCTGCTCAAAAACAATTAATTATGAATAATCTTCAGCAAGTAAAGCTTACTACTGCTGAAATAGTTATTAACGACCCCGTATATATGGCTATAGATATCGGTGTAAAATACACAGAAGAAATATTATCACCGTCTGTCTCTGAAAATTCTTTTCTAGAAATAACAAGAGATATTACTGCTAAAAAAAATCCTGAAGCTTTAAAACAGCAAATATCTGATGTTTTTAGTAATTATTTTTCAACTGTTAACGACAATTTAGGTCTTTTTATAAGTTTAACAGATATTACGAATCAAATTTTAGCTCTTGATGGTGTTAAATCTATTAATACAGTTAGAAATGAAAATGGTAGATCAATTTTAACACCTGGTATAAGCTTATTAATCTATAATCCCGTTTATTCTTTTAATGACATTCAAATAACTACTCAAGATCTTAAATTACCGTTTTTTAAATTTCCATATTTAAATAATAAACTAGATTTTAAGAATAAGATAACAATCATTACACCTTCTATACAGTCTATTACTAAGGAGTATTAATGGCTCAGAGTGTTAATTACACATACGTATATTTTGATATACGAGACTATTCTAATACCAGGACATTGTCTTCCTATACATTAAGCAATACTCCTTTAAAATTTACACCTGTTTTAGAAGGCGCAGAATTATTTAAAACTGATGATTTATCTAACAAAAAGGTATTTTGGGATTTCGGTGACGGTGAAACATCCAATACATTTTCTCCCGTACATCAATATAAATGGCCTGGAAATTACACTGTAAAATTAACTGTATTTGGTAAAAACGGCAATGCATATGATAGCTCTTTTTCACCTACAGTGCAGATTTACGATTTTATATATGATCAATTATTATTTGAAGACTATACAAAATTTATATATGATGTTCCTGCTAGCAAAATAGTTGACCCGCTCATTATAAAAAGACATAACAGTTGGCAATCTTACAATGCATTGAGCGGATCAGGATATACATTATTTTTATATGCTTCTGGTGCTTATGGTGAATACTTAGATGTTAATATAGCTCAAAGTGATAAATGGTCCCATTTAAGAGCATTAAGTAGATTCTATCAACTTCAACAAATAGGGGATAATTTTGAATTAGTAACAGTAGATAGAGTAGTAACTTCTAATACAGAAATTTACGCAAGAATAAACCAAAATAAAAAAATAGAAATCTGTGGTAAAGATGATGAAGGTAGTGTTTTTTGTGGTACTACAGGGTCCGCTAGTTTTTACTATGTTGATGATGCAGCTAAAAACTACACATCACGCGACGCACCAATCTTTATTTTTGCATCTTTTGATAATTCTAAATTTAATGACAAATATACACTTTATAATAATTCTTATGAATATATTCCATATACGGAATTTGGTTTTCAAAATTTAAAACCAGCAGTAATGCCTATAATCAAAGTAAGACATAACCCAGCTCAATCATTATCAATCACTAGCAATGGTATCGATGGTGAAGGCGCTCTTTCTGCAACTAATTTTAATATGCCAGTTATAAGCTGGCAAAACACTGAAATTCCGTTTGTTATTAGAATGAAGGATGATGAGAACTATACAACAAAAACATATCCACCTCTTTCCTCTTCATCTGTCGTTACGTACGTGCAACCACCTACAGGTTATAATTTAAAAATAGGAATAGCTAAAAACGAAAATAATATATTATCTCCTGTCACTGGCGTAAAATTTTATGAGGATTTTAATGACGAAATTCCTCAATCGATAGGAGCATTTTATAAAGGGTATTTTACTGTTAACGAACCTACTACAAATTGTATTTTAACAGCTTCTATGGTAATAGAAGACCCTATTTCATTTCCAAAAGATACTCTAGTCGGCTGGATAGCAGTACCACAATACAATTTATTATTAAGATTTTTCAGACAGCAAATATATAGCTTTTGTCCTGGTTTCTTAACATTATCTATATCTGCATCCAACAAATACTTCGATGCAAGACAAAATAGAAATGTATATTCTATTCAAGTTTCTACCTCCGGTTCAGGCAAAGGTGATGAATATACTACGTGGTTTGCTGATGGTACTAACGATACTCTAATTAAGTTTGATGTTAATGGAGCACTATTATCATCATTCTCACTTTCTTCATATCCTCTGCTTACTAATACAGGTATTGTATCTACTAATCTATTGTCACCTGAACTCGAAAGCGCTGCACCCGGTAGTATGGCGATGGATGGTAATGGCGATGTATGGATAGCACTTTTTGACTCTGTATCAGCTATAAAAATTGATGCAATCGATGGCTACATTAAATCTGTAGCCTACCCTAACGTGAGTAATATAGTATATGCTCTTAGTTCTGATTATAATATACCTTCTTTAAGCGGATTTGCGGGTGAAAATATACTTTTACCTTCATCAGTAGAAACAGATGTACAGAATAATGTATGGGTCTCTTATACACACCCTATATCAAATTTTGTTGTAAAGTATGACCCTTACGGTACTTTATTAAAAGTTATTCCTTTCCCTACACTTATATCGCCGGTAGAGATATGTGTAGATAGAAATAAATTTGTTTGGATAACAGCATATAATTTAAGTAAAACAAATGTAAAGACTTTAACCGGGAGAGATGATTATCTTTATAAATTTGATTCAAACGGTAATTTAATACCCGGGTATCCGAAGACTGGTTTTAGATTAATAGGTAATATTACTGTAGACGGTAAGCAAAACGCTTGGGTTGTGCAGAATCGTGATACACTTACAAGAATTGATGGCGGTACTGGAGCTATAACAAACTTTATAGGCGGATCAGGAAACTTTACAAACTATATCGGCAGTATAGGCGGCATAGCTTGCGATTCTTCCGATTTCGTTTGGGTAATAAACAATTTTAATAAAAAAATGTATTTTATAGATACTACCTTACCTTCTGTAACCGGAGCAAACTTATTACCTAATGTAGACCTCGCTTTTCCTAATATTACAGTTAATGAATTATCAACATTTGAAGATAAGCTCTTCCAGGCATACGGCGACTGGTTAGGCGGAAGATGGGTCAACAAGTATGTAAATACTAATACAATAACAAGAACTATATCTGGTCAATCTACACCGTTTAACATATATCCTACTTCCGGAGAGTATAATATTTCTAAAGTAAATGAAGATTTTAACGCTCAAGAATTTTACAAGTCACTTATTTTTACTGAATCTTTAGAAGATAAAAATAGATTTTTTGATGACTTCTTGGGGACTATTGTAGGTAATGTAAGTGCACAACCTTATGAATTAGGAAAAACTATTTATGAAAAAATAGCAAACTATGTTAATAATAATTCTGATATTGATAAATGTAACTTAGATCAACTAGTTTCATTTTGTAATGAACTTTCTATTCAATTTGAGCAATATAACTATCCATTTCCTCCACAGTTAACGAGATTGGTTAACTTATTATCTATTAAGCACAAAAATCTATGGGGCGATACAAATAAATTTGCAGAAGCTTTTAACAATAGCTTAGGTACAGTAACTAATCCAGTTAATATAGGTACAGAGCTCAATACATTAACTAGTTCAATATCTTCAGGTGTTCCGTTAGTCGCGTACGAAGTATTTTCAGATATCTATAAACTTGTTAATACAGATTTAATTTATAAAGGTAATACCCCTACACCATATAATACATTAATTCCTCTTTCGAGCTATAGTTATGATTGGGGATGGGGATTAATTGCTCCTAATAAACTATCTGGTAGTGAAATTTCTGATTATTATAAGTTTTATGAATACGTTTATGTACCCGACAACACAATTTTTAACAATATTATTGATTGGAATAATAAAATGACCACGCTTCAGTTTAATAACAGTTCTTTTAAGAACTGGTCAGAAGACAACGGTATTATGCAAAATATGATTAGCTACGAGCTTACTAAAGGATTACGCCTGTTTCTTAGTGGTAGTAACATAGTATATAACAATTAAATACTTACATGTCAAATTCTAGCAGATTTATTGATGAAAGATTATCTGTTTCAATAACATCCTTTGAAAAGCCAAATAATCCGGTAGATGCTAATTCACCATTAACTTTTCAAGAGTGGCTAAAATATAACACCAACCTTTTTACTAATGCTGATGACTTTTTAAATAGATATCAGTCTTACTTAAACAATTGGTATGAAGTAAAAAATTTATCTAAAAAAGATCAAGTAGATACGTCTAAGCTATTATACACATCTCTTATCAATGAAATTGTATTGTCTTTTACATCATTAGAAGAAAAAAGATTTTTAAAAAATCTCGATTATACTAATAATAGAGACCTAGCTATAGCTATACCGTTTTTTGCAAAAAAAATAAAAGATATCTGTTTGTATTACAGTACATTACGCGACGATACAAAATCTGCTACAACTAGATATAATTTAAAAGGATCTAATTTTGGCATAGGTAAATTGATTTATAATGAAATATCTAAGAGCTTAGAGACAGATGACCTCACAGAACTAACCCGTACATTAAACTTAGATTTGTCCGCTTTAAAAAACAATCTTATTATTGATGTAGAGGACTTATACGACACTTATACCAACTATCTAGATATAAGCCCAAGTAAACCCGCGTCAGCTTATGATGTTAGCGTAGGGGAACGAAATGATATGTTCAGTTTCAATCAATATGATATCGACCCCACTTTATTTTTAAATTTCAATCAAAGTATAGTCACTGCTATATCTTCATATCCGTTCTTTTTGCTAGAGCTAGGTAATAATAATTTTTCTATTGATCCTCAGCTAACCCCATCACAATTAAATTATCTAAAAGATAGCAATTTTATTAATACTGTAAACACAGAAGTACAGGAAAATTTAAATCTAAATTTAATTAAAACAGGTATTGAAAAATTTATAGGTACTGATTTTTATTACGTATCTACAGGCTCGACAAGCAGCGAAATACTTTCCGGAATGCTTTTTTCCGCTAATAATGATTTTGCTAATTATTTAAATAAAAGGTACCCTTCAGTAGCTGCAGTACCGAGTACCGAATATATAAAAACTGCAAAAGAAATAGGATTATTCTTTAAGCCTGATAAAATAGGCCTATCCGTTTTTAATAATTTTGGATTAAGATACAAGATCGACACAACTAAACTCAAAGAAAACACGATATATATTTTTCCTGATCCTAAGAAATACGGTAATGTATCTGGGCTTACAGAAGAAGAATTTTTTACTCCAATAGATTTCTATGAATTAAGCTATTTTTTAAAAACAGATTTCTCAAATCAGTTTAAATTTGGTGATCCGACCACACATTCTTACTATCAAACTTTTAGAGGATATGAAAGCAGAGACCAGACGCTAAATACTGCAGTTCAGGGAGTAATAAGATATACAGATCCGCAAGAATTTTTTAAAACTGATATTAGAAACATTTGGGCTAACGCTGATATATACCCAGCTATACCACAGAATGAACTACCTATAGATTTAAGAAATGAAAAGCTTTTATCAAAATTTAAAACCGTTGTACAATATAAAAACGATATTTACGGCAATGAATATATCTTATTTAAAGATATTAATCCTCAAAAAGCGTTAACAAATGTGCGTAATAATAATGAGCTAGATATTCTTAAATGCCTTGCATTAGATGGGCATTTATTTTTTGACCCTATATCAGGATTTAAATTTAACTACGATGTGATTAATGATAATCTCGGCTATTCAGGCGTTACATTAAAAACCACACTTAATATACCCCCGGGATCAGGATATTTTGCTAACCCTTCTTCTTATAATCTAGGCATACCCAGATTTTTCTTATCAGGATCTATTGATCCTGTAATTTCATATAGAATGCAGCCAGAAACTTTTTGTGATGCAATTATAAAAGATGAATATATATGCTCTGAATACGACGGTACAACTTTTGTATCTGCTGATAGTACACTTTTAGTAGATTTTCCATCAGACAGCCCTGATTTCACAAAAGATATCTTAGTTTATTATTCTATTTTAGTAGACGCAGGCGCCACTCCTTATGATGCCAATTATAGACCTTCTTATGTTAACCCCGCAATATTTACGTACGTGCCTCCATATTCTGCTGTTAACCAAGTTAACGGGTATGTTTATACTATTAATGGCGTATCACCGTGCGCTAACGGATTAGACTTCAACGTATCTTATGTCGAGGACAATAATTTTCTAAATTACAAAGTACCATTAAGAGAAACAACCGTTATTGAAGGAATTACTGGTTTAGATAAAAAGAAATCGTTATTTGATTCTAAATTTAAAGAATTAGGAGATATGTATTATAGAAATTCTAATTCTTCTATTATATTACCACTTTCTACAGCATTAAGCGGGGTTATTGCAAGATATAATGATGAAGTAGCTAATGAAATTAATAACAATATTATTAATTTTGATGTTGTATATGATGTAATACAATTTGAGACTATTAACTATCTAGCTTTTGTAAAAATACAGTTTGACTACGATACAAACCAAATAAAGAGTGTTGTCGCTAACGATTCTTATTTCTTAAAAGGAATATATTCTAATTTTGAAAAATTCTCAACAGTTTGGTTTAATGAGACTGAAAATAATTTTATTTTCTGTAAAACCGTTATTTTTTATGATCTTAGTGCTACAAACTATAAAATGATATATCCTGAAATTTACTCTCTAGATGTAGATACACTTAAGACCACTAAACTATATCCTCTTATTGATACTGAAAAATTAACCTATTATGATTTAAAAGACTTCTCATTATTAGAAAAGAATATTAATGTTAATATAGTAGAAATAGAGAAACCACTACTCAATTTCGATAATGAAACAGGTACCTACTGTATTAGTTATCTTGGCAAAGATATTTCAGAAATATTTTATATTTTTAAAACGTACTTTAAATATATAAACGGTAAAATAACTAATATTAATAATTCCATGTATAAATTAGTTACCGATGTAAATAGTACTAACTTTTCTAATTTTGCCGCAGTTGTATCTGGCGAGTATTTAGATAAAAATATATTTACATTTAACGGTTATGCTCCTCCAGGAGAATTAGATACTCAAAAAGGAGTATTCATTTTTAAACCTTATTCTTAATATGTATACACTCTCTACATTAGATAAATCATCAGTATTATATTTCTATGAAACCATAGACACTTCTAAAGATTTTATAGTCACTTTTGAGTATGCTTTTTTTGGATATGCTCTATCAGGTTATTATGGATTTAGCTTATTTTTTGTTGATGCTAATAAAGAGCTTGCTGGAGGCGGCCCGGGGCCTGCTCTAGGTGTAGCAGGGTTAAGAGCATTAACAGGAGCTTCTACAGTAGATTTTCAAGGATCGCAAAATTGTCAGCTTGCTATAGGTTTCGATTCTACCGGTGAGTTTGGTTCAACCAACCTTACACCTACTATAAGTGGATTTGCATCGCCCTTACCTAACACTATTACTTTAAGAGGCGGTACATCACAAGATTTCTACCCCCTATATAGAACAGAATCATTATCTAGTTCTGCTTTTTCAGAACCCTTTCAGCTTTACAGGCAAATACCAAAAACAATCACTCCTAATGTAGACCCATCTAAAGAACCATTACCGTCATTTAGAACTTTTAGAGTCAGAATTACCGATTTAGGTACTAGAGTTGTAATAGATCATAAGATAAAAGATAGGTTCATTAATATAGTAGACCATAAATTAAACTATTCTATATCACCAACAGTATTTCCTGCTATTGGTTATAGCTTTGGTCCCATGAACTTTCCAACTGATATTAATGCAGCTGTATTAGCTATAAAGAGTATTAACGCTAATGCATTTTTCCTGACACCCACACCAACACCTTCTATTACACCCACAAATACTTCTACACCATCTAATACACCTACTATTTCTGTTTCACCGTCTCTTACACCTACACTTTCATTAACACCCTCAGAAACACCCACAAACACACCAACAATTTCATTAACCCCTACAATTTCTATAACCCCAACAAACACTAGTACACCTACTGAGACACCTACAAACACACCAACACCAACAAATACACCAACATACACTAGAACTCCATCCGTTACCCCTACATATACCTTTACCCCTACATACACACCTACTTTTACAAGATCACCTTCACCCACACCTACTACTACAAGAACGCCCACTAACACTCCTACAGTGACAAGAACAACAACTAACACACCAACAAATACAAGAACGCCCACTAATACTCCTACAGTGACTAGAACACCTGGCCCTACACGTACGAGTACACCTACGAACACCTCTACACCAACAGTAACTAGAACCCCTACTATTACACCGACAAATACTAGAACGCCTACCGCAACACCTACTATGACGCCGTCACCTAAAGCTGCTCTTTCATTTACATCTACCGGTGGTATTGCAATACCCTCTTTCGGTATAGCAACTCCCTACCCGCTTAATATTAATGTCTCTGGTGTACCTAGCAATGCATATAATATTACTGTTACACTTAATAATTTAACTCATAGCTATAATGAAGACTTAGGAATACTTTTAGTTTCACCTGCAGGTGTTGCTACTTTGCTTTCTTATAATACAGGAGAAGGAATAGGAGATACGCCAATAACAGTTACCTTCGATCAATTAGCTTCTCAAGTATGGGATGGTACTTCAGCAGGTACATTTAAACCATTTACCGCATCTAGTGAGGTAGACTTTGATCTGATAAATGGATGCCCTGCAGGGCCGTATGTTGCTAATTTAGGCGTATATAATAATGCTACACCAGCAAATATTAACGGTACTTGGAAATTATATATAGAAGACTTTACTCCTAGAGATTCAGGTACTATAGTCAGTGTTACTATAACGATTTACTACTATTGATTTTTGCTGACTATCTAATAAAATAATTTAGTGAAAAGAAAAATTACTAAATCTAAAGCTGTATCTAAATCTTTAACTAAATCAAAATCGACAACTAAAAAGTCTTCAGGAAGTGATAAAATATTTATATCTATTGCTTCATACCGCGATCCTCAGTTACTACCTACAATAAGAGATTGTATCGCTAATGCTAAAAATCCTGACAATCTAGTTTTCGGTATTTGCTGGCAGCGAGATGATACTGAAACGTTAGCAGAATTTACGGATGATAAAAGATTTAGGGTAATACCCATTCCATGTATGGAAAGCAAAGGTACATGCTGGGCCCGTAGTATGATACAGGACAAATATCAAGATGAAGAATATCATTTACAGATTGATAGCCATCATAGGTTTGTAAAGGATTGGGATGAAAAGTGCATTAATATGATAAAGCAGCTTCAAGATAAAGGACATAAAAAGCCTTTGCTTACAGGCTATATTTCTAGCTTCAATCCTGATAATGATCCTGCTGAACGTATTATGATTCCTTGGAAAATGAATTTTGATAGATTTATTCCTGAAGGTGCAGTATTTTTTCTCCCTGCATCAATAGATGACTATAAGCAGAGATCCGAGCCAATACCTTCTCGCTTTGTTTCAGCCCATTTTATTTTTACTCTAGGTAAGTGGATTAAGGAAGTTCCTTATGATCCTTATTATTATTTTCACGGAGAAGAGATTAACTTAGCTGTAAGGTCATTCACACACGGCTACGATCTCTTCCATCCACACATTGTTGTTGCCTGGCATGAGTATACTCGTCGCGGTAGATCAAAGCATTGGGACGACGTTAAGCAGTGGTATGAGTTAAATAAACTTTCACATCAAAGAAATAGAATTCTCTTTGGAATGGATCCTAATACCAAGAAAATTAAATTCGGTAAGTATGGGTTTGGTACAGAACGTTCAGTTTCTGATTACGAGGCTTACTCTGGTCTTCATTTTAAAAGAAGGGCAGTGCAGAGATTTACGCTGGATAATAATTTAGCGCCTAATCCTAATAATTTTAAGACTAAGGAAGAATATGAGCAATCTTTCTTAAGAATCTTTAAACATTGTATTGATATTAGATACGAGCAAGTACCTGAGAAAGACTATGATTTTTGGTGCGTAGCGTTTAAGGATAAAAACGGTAATGATGTTTACCGTAAAGATGCCGATAGAGGTGAGATTGATAGAATGTTTGCGGATCCTGACAAGTATTGTAAGGTTTGGAGAGAGTTTAATATTGAAGAGCCGCCACATAGCTGGATTGTATGGCCTCATAGTATTAGTAAGGGGTGGGCAGACCCTATTACCGGTATATTAAACCACGACGGGTAAACTCATAATATAATGAGCGTAACCTTTATCTCATGCGTATATTATGATTTATACGAGACAGAGTTTAACGGACGTACGTCTAGAGAACTACATTACTTATATTCATTGCGTAATATATTGAATACAGATGTAAATTTATGTCTTTATACGTCAGAAGAACACATACCAAAAGTTACTAGGTTTTTAGAGCCATCTCACAATAAGAATATTAAAATATTACCACTGGATCTTAAATCTACCAAACTATATGATAGATTGAAACCAATTAAATCGAGTAATTTACTCGAGCCAATGAGATGCTACGAAATTATGTATTCGAAGACCGATTGGCTCAATGAAGTGGTCACTAGCAACCCTTTCAATAGTGAATATTTTTATTGGATTGATGCAGGGCTTTCGCATCATGGTTTATTTCCTCAAAGATTTAGAAGAAATAACACAGGAGATCCACAGTATGACCAGTGGTATAATTATGATTTATTTAATAGCTCGCTTGTTGAGAGAACTTTAAAACCTAATCTCGAGAAATTATTCGCAATTTGCCTGGAACAGCATACATTAATACAAAATAGGTATATAGCTGAATTATTTGAAGCACCTAGACAGCTACCACTTCATTTTATTGGTGGATTGTTCGGTGGTTCACCTTCTAATATTAGATGGTTTTATGATGAGTTTAATAAAAGGCTTAATAAAGCATTAGAAATAGGATTACTGCCCACAGAAGAACAAATATATACATCTATACTTCATGATAATTTAAATAGGTTTGATTATAGAACGTTTAATACGTGGTATTACCCTGATCCTAAAAATCCTATTTTTGATAATTTTATGCCCTACCTTCAAGGCCATACACCTAAACCTTTTTTTGAAATATTTTTATGAATAATATAGCTTTTTACGGGTCACATAACGGTGGAATAGCTTTTAAGCATAATAATCGATATAGAGTTATTGAGATTGAGAGATTCGCTAGTAAGAAAAATCTCGGATTGGTTCAATATAGATTATGCCATAATTCAAGATTTATTTTAGATGAAATGCTAAAATATCTCAATAAAGAGTTTAATATATATCCTTACTTTGATACTTGTATATATTCTAATACAGATGTAATTTATGGTACTGAAAAATATAATTTTGAAAAATTTATTACAGCCAAAGAGCATAAATTCTGTTTGCATCACAGAGCACATGCAGCAGGTACATTCTATCAATCACCTTTTCAGAAAGCATTAATTTTTAGCTTTGATGGCGGTGGCAGTGATGGGTTTTTTAATATATATACTGCTACTAGAGCTGAAAGTGTAACAGAAGTACAGAGGTTTAACTTAGATCTTGGGTTTGCATATATGATTTTTGGTCATTTTCTTAAAGAAATAAGCTTTGAATCAGATCTCAATATAGGCAATCTCGTTTATTCTGGTAAACTAATGGGTCTCTGCGGATATGGTGAGGTTAGAAACGACTGGGTACCACACTTTAAGGAGTTTTATTTGAAAAAACCTAGCGGATTAAATTATAACGAGCTTTTAGCAGAACTAGGTATTAAAATAGGAGTTATCTTTGATGTTAATAATAGGATTGGTGATAAAATTGGTTTAGATATAGCCGCTACTTCACAACATGTTTTTGAAGAAATATTTTTTGAAACAGTCACTCCTTTTGTTAATCAGTATCTGGATTATCCTTTATGTGTAACTGGCGGGTGTGCGCTAAATGTTGTTTGTAATACTAAATTAAAAGAAAAATTTAATAGAGATGTATTCGTTGCACCAAATTCTAATGATTGTGGATTAGCGTTAGGTATGCTTTTAGATCATGAGAGACCCTTTAGTCAAGTAGATGTGACTTATGGAGGATTACCTATTTGTGACCCCAATGCGTTATATGAATTAGTTGAAAATAAATGGACAAACGAATATACTCCTCAAGTCGGAGCTCAATTATTACGTAACGGTAGTATAATTGGTGTAATAAGAGGCGATTCAGAACATGGACCTAGGGCTTTGGGTAATAGAAGTATTATTTGTAATCCCTCGGTACCAAATATGAAGGATATTCTTAATAGTAAGGTTAAGAAGCGTGAGTGGTTTAGACCATTTGCTCCTGTTGTACGCTTAGAGGATGTAGAAAAATATTTTTATTTTAAAGAAGAGAGCCGCTTTATGAGTTTTTATGCCAAAGTCAAAGAAGAATGGAAAGAACAATTAGCGGCTATTACTCATATTGACGGTACTGCTAGACTTCAAACAGTAACGTATGATCAAAATCCTTATCTCTACGAACTATTAACAGAATTTAATAATCTTACAAATTTTGGTGTTTTATTAAATACCTCTTTTAATGTTAATGGTAAACCACTTATCAACTCCTATAAAGACGCGCTTTATATGTTAAACAATTCAGGACTAGATTATGTGTTTACTCAGAAATATATAATACATAAACAATAAAAATGAAAGTTAATGATAATATATACGATAAAGCGCTTCATTATATTGGGCGTAACAAAAAAGATGCTTTTGTTGTCATTATTGGCGCAATGGATGGTATTTCATTTGATGAAACAAGAGGTTATATAGCTGTTTATAATTGGAAAGGGTTATTTGTTGAGCCCATTAAAGAGCAATTTAATAAATTAGTTAACGTTTATTCTGGTACATCCGGGTGTTTATTTGAAAATAGCGCAGTATCTGATAAGAATGGAACTGTTAAGATGCTTAGAATTAATAATGAAGCTATTAATAAAGGTCTGGTACACGAATGCTTCGGTGGAATGAGCGCTATTTATCCACCTCGTAATGGGTTGGCATCTGAAGGAGATAAGCAGACTGTTGAAAAATACGGTGAGTTTGTTGAAGTCGATTCAATAACACTACCTACACTCTTCGAAAAGCATAGCATTAAGCAATTTGATATTATATCAATAGATACAGAAGGACATGATTATGTTATTCTAAAGCAACTAAACTTTAAAAAACATAGCCCCAAAGTAGTTCGTATTGAATATATTAATTTAACTCAAAAAGAGCAAAAAGACGCCGTTAAACTTTTAGAAAAGAATGGATATGTTTATAATATTATAGGTCAAAATTTAGATGCTGTTAAAAAAGAATTTTGGGATGAAGTAAATGGAAATGTTGAAGCACCTTTATCCATCGCAGTAAAAGAACCAGAAAAAATGTTTGAAGATATTACACTGGTCACTGGGTTATGGAATATTGGCCGCAATAATCTTAAAGAAGGATGGAGCAGAAATTATGATCATTATCTAGAAAAATTTTCTGAACTATTAAAAACACCATATAATTTAGTTATTTTTGGTGATGAAGAATTAGAGCAATTTGTATTAGAGAGGAGAAGTATCTCTAATACACAATTTATTAAGAGAGATTTAAGCTTCTTTACAAATACTGAATTTTTTAATAAAATACAAGAAATTAGAAAAAATGATGAATGGTTAAATCAAGCAGGCTGGCTTAGAGAATCAACTCAAGCTCGATTAGAAATGTATAATCCATTAGTCACTAGCAAGATGTTCTTACTTAATGATGCTCGATTACTTAGTAAATTTAAAAATAACTACATGTTTTGGGTTGATGCAGGTCTTACTAATACAGTACACTGGGGATATTTTACAGAGATACATACTATTAACAATTTAAAACGTTTTTTTAACAAATTTTCTTTTGTATGTTTTCCTTACGAAGCTGTAAACGAAATACATGGGTTTAAGTTTGATGATATATGCAAAATAGCTAAGGATAAAGTAAAGTTAGTTGGTAGAGGCGGATTCTTTGGTGGTCCAGTTAGCACTATTTCTAATATAAATTCACTTTATTACAACATACTTAAAAGTACTTTAGAACAGGGGTTAATGGGAACTGAAGAGTCTATTTTCTCTATATTAGTTTATCTGCATGGCGATTTAGTAAATTATTTTGAAATAGAAGATAATGGATTAATTAATAAGTTTTTTGAAGATCTAAAAAATGATAGAGTTGTAGCTAAAAGTAAATGCAAAGAGACCAACATTAATGTAACCCTTAACACAGATAATACAGCACTATATGTCCTAACATATAATTCACCTAAGCAGTTTGCAACTCTTATTAAATCTATGGCTGAATATGATTGCGATTTTCTAGAAAAACCACAAAAGTTTTTGCTTGACAATTCCACTAACAAAGACACCCTTAATGAATATTTAGAGCTTTGCAAAAAATATAAATTCACACACATTAAAAAGGACAATATTGGAATATGCGGCGGTAGACAATTTATTGCTGAGCATGCTGACTCTAATAATTTCGATTTTCATTTATTTTTTGAAGATGATATGTTTTTTTATTGCGGGGTAAAAAGACCTTGCAAGAACGGGTTCAATAGAATAATACCTAATTTGTACATTAACGCATTAGAAATTACTAAAAATTACGGATTAGACTTTCTTAAACTAAGCTTTACTGAATTTTTCGGTGATAATACCGTACAATGGACCTGGTATAATGTACCTCAAGCTGTTAGAGAGAAAGTCTGGCCGCATAAATCACAACTACCAGTGACAGGAACCGATCCTAATGCGCCTAAAACAAAATTTAATAATATTATATCTTACAAAGGCATTCCATTTGCAACCGGTGAAATTTACTATTGTAATTGGCCTCAAGTAGTTACAAAAGAAGGCAATAAAAAGATGTTTTTAACCACAAAATGGGCTCATCCTTTTGAACAAACTTGGATGTCATATATTTTCCAAGAAAACTTAAAAGGTAATATTAATGGCGGTGTTTTACTTGCTTCTCCTACGGAACACAATCGATTCGAATATTATAAAGCTTCAGAAAGAAGAGAAAATTGATTTAATTATTGTACTTTAGCAGTAAATAATAATGTGAATTTAGTTAGCTATGTACTTTCAAGTACTCAAATAAGCGAAAAACCATCTGTTTTAAATCACTATCTATTTTTAGATCCCGCTTTCGGTACTAATTTTACTTGGCCAAACACAGCGAATGGCTTGCAGTTTACCACATTAGAACCTGCTTACACAGCACTCACAGATGGCGGAGATTTCTTTCCCTGGGGATACCCCATTTTTAATACCACTCTTAGTGCTGATCTTGGACTATATAAAGGAGAAACTACATTAGTTATATCACCATCAAGTATTGATGAAACATATTATGCGACGCTAAAGATAATATATGATTTTAATGATGGTAGTGATATTATAAATGTAGAAAAAAATACTGTTTTAAATTATATCCCTAGCAAACCTGTTTTTGATCCAGGGTCACCGAAAGAAAAAAATATAGAACACGTGTATATTCCTAACTCGCTAAGTGCTATAACATACTATCCAACTATATCTGTCGTAAATGGTAACTTAGCGCTAAACGTCTTTAATTTACAACTAACTATACTACCCGATACGGTTTTTCGCTTCGACTCACCTCATCTAGTTAATTCTTCACAAATTTCCTCTAGTATAGATACTATTCAAAAAAGCGTAGAACTAATAGAACTTAACGATGATAATACAAATTTTGTAAGCAATTTTCTACTACTTAGTACAGCCCCAGATGAAGAATTAAATAGACGCTCTAATAGAAATTATACACCAACACCTACGCGTACAGCTACTACTACACCGACACCTACAGTTACACGTACGCGTACACCAACACCAACACCTACACGCACACCTACAAGAACAGTCACACCTACAGTTACACAAGATATTACTAATACTCCTACACCTACTATTACTAGAACACCCACGCGTACACCAGCAGTTACACCCACTATAACAGAGACAGCTGCTGTGACACCAACACCCACACCTTCATTTACCTTTACACCTACATATTCTATTACACCAACTAACACACCTTCGCATACACCTACAAGAACAAATCAACCTACATCTACACCTACGCGCTCAGTAACACCTACGTTTACACCTACAAAAACACCATCAAATACACCTTCCTATACATTACCGGTTACACCAGCAATTTCAAACACACCAACAGTAACATACACCCCGACTCGCACAGAAACACCAACATATACACCTACACCTACAGTAACACCTACAGAATCTGGATTACCAGATCCTACACCCACACCTGAAGTAACACCAACTAACACACGCACACCTACTAGTACTCCTACAAATACACCTACTAACACACCAACTAATACCTCTACACCCACACCCACAAGGACAATTACACCTACACCAACACTATCGCGTCCTTCACCCGTTGGTCCTGGTACAGCATTAGTAGCAGGAGATAATACATACGGTCAATTAGGCCTTAATACAATAAATGATTTCTATACAACTATAAATAGTAACATAGGTACATTTACAAACGCATCTTTAGGATTGAGACATTCGCTTACATTAAGCGCAACTAGTGACGGAACAGCTTTATTTGGTGCAGGATATAATGAAAATGGGCAGCTTGGATTATCACAGCTCATATATTACCCTACTTGGACAAGAATATCCGGATTCTGGACTAAGGTAGCCGCTGGTTTTTATAGCTCACTTGCACTATCAGGTACAGATTTATATGCTACAGGAGATAATTCTACCGGACAAATTGGATTAGGCACTTCATTATCTGCTTCTACCTGGACTCAAATACCTGGTAGCTGGTCTGATATATCTATTGGCTATGAATTTGCTGCAGCACTTGCTTCCGACGGCTCATTATATACTACAGGAGATAATACCTACGGTCAATTATCCTACGGAAATAATACAGCTACCAATACATTTACACTTGTAACTAATTACATAGCAGATGATGGTATAACTATTTTGAATAATCCGAGATTTAATAGTATATATTGTAGCAAATATAGTGGATTATATGCGCTTTCAGGATCAAGCGCACCTTATAAGCTTTATGTAGCTGGCTATAATCAACAAGGTCAGTTAGGTCTAAATAATAATATTAATAGATCTTACTTAACACCAGTAAACTCTATACTACTAATTAATAATCCAAGATTTGATAAGATAGCACCAGGTACAGACCACGCGTTAGCATTATCCGGTACAGATGTTTATGTCACAGGTAGAAATAATGTATATCAATTAGGATTAAATGATACAACAACAAGAAGTGTTTGGACAGCTATTACCGGGAGTTATATAGATATTGCCGCGGGTGCTCAATTTTCTGTAGCTCTTAATACTTCATTAAGATTTAGTAGAACAGGTATAAATGATAGAGGTCAATTGTTTAATGGGACTACGAGTACTATTACATTATGGACAGTAGATCCTGTTGTAAGAACGGTATCAAGAGTACACGCCGGATATAGACACACTATTGCTACATAGTAATAAATATTATTTTATGCAGATAAACAATTTAACATCTACTAACTTTAAAGGGTTGTCTGCAAAATATAAATTAGATTCTACATTAAAACTTAATGAAAATATAATTTTTTCAGAGCAAGATTTATTTATACCTAAAAATGAATCATTTATAGAATTAAATGATAATAAAATTAATAATTTTTCTAATCTATACCTAACAAAAAATAATCTTTTAACTAGTGCAGTATATATAAACCCTTTAAAAAAATTAGAAGATGAGGGATTTTCTACTTATTTTGCGGTAAATAGCTTAGGTACAATTACACCTGATAGTAGATTCTGGATTGTAGCAGAACCAGGCATATCTACTAATATAGCGGACGTAAGTGCAGATGGTGATTTATCAGGTTTAAATAACTCATATCTTTTTGATGTTGAGCTTATAGATGAGCAGTTTTGTAAAATAACACATGAAAATAATAATGTAACTAGATATCTCACTGTTGACTATACAGGTAATTTAACTTTTACTAAAGATGCAGGTTTAGATGCTTTAGGACCACTATGCCCTCAATTATTTTACTATGTTTATGATAGAGATTATGATTATTTTCTTATTATAAAAAATATAAACGACATTCCAAAATTTGTAAATGTTAGTGGAAATAAACTCACACTAACTGATCCTTTAACAGGCACCGCTATTCCTTATTCTGTAAGTTCTATATTTAGACTTAGACCTAGAAACCCTATACCTAATACAACTGATGTTTATGATCCGTGGGTGAGCTATAGAAAAGATTTAAAAACAAATTCGCAAAATATAAATGAAAATAGAAGTTTTAGTAATATAAACTCTAATTTACTATTACACAGTGAATTTTTTAACCTTACCGGTAATTCGCTTGACGTAAATATACTCTCATTAAAAAACACTAATACTTCTGAAAATTTTCAATCACGCAATAATCCTCTCTTTAATGAAAATAGTGTTGAGTTTAGAGAGTATCAAAGTATTTTTTCGGGAACAAATCAAATTTATGGCGATGATAATATTACGCTGGGATACGAAAGCTATACAACTAATATTTTGCTTAAAAAAGATAAAGTAACATATTTTCATATTCCAGAAAATTTTTATCCATTTCAACAATTAAATGTAGCGGATTCAGGGCTAATACAAGCTGGCGCAATTGCAGGTGACCACCCGATCAAATCTGATAAAATTTTTAAGAAAAAAGCTGATTATAAGTACACTTCATACTTTGGAGATAGTAAAGAAGAAAATTCAGGTCAATTTTTGTGTACTTGGCTTTCTGGTAGCACAGATATAGACACATCGCCAATATGGGTAGATAGATATTACAACCCTAAAAATGTCTCGTTTTTAAAAGCGCTTACTGCATCTGATTTTAAAGCTATAAAGTATATATCTCTTTTTGATTGCTTAGTTGATAAAGCAAAGGAAATTTTAGGCGATGTAGACGTTTTTGATAAACCTTCCGATTTAATTTTTGAAAAAGGTACATATTATGCCTATTATCATTACGGTCCTGTTGGCGTTAATAATTTTATAAAAACGCTTTCTGACAGATTAATAGAACAAAAACCAGAGAAATTTGTTTACTTTAATGGAGCTAATGCAGCACCATCTTTAGAAGATGTGAACGAATTTACATTTAATGGAAAAGTTTATGCTTCTACATCATCACTTTCATCTATAAATGATACAAACACGTTTACTTTATTGTTTGATGCATTTAGTGAAGACTGGACAAAACCTATGGGATATCAACTTATAGGTAATTACGATAGAGATGGTTTTGGTATTTTCAATGAAAATATAATAACACCTACATTTTTTATTACAGGATTAAGTTCTCTAAAAATTACAAATAGTAGCATAGATTTACTTAATAATTTAACATTTAATGCAAATATTGTTGCATCAATAAGACGGCAAGGATTAGATGATTTTTATCTAATTTTTGATGATAATACTTTTAGGAGATATAATCTCTCTTATAATGAAACGAGAAGAAATAGCTTTTCTAGGTTAGGAAATTTAGTAAGTTTAGATTATATTGAAGATAAAGCATTTGCATTGGTAGACAGTGGTACTGGAGACAAGTTAGTATATCTATTAAACCTATATACTCACGAAATTACTAACATTACAGGTCAAACCGGTTCCAACGGTCTATACCCTGCAAGATTTTTAACAGCTTTTCCTTCTAGAGGTGTAAATAAAACAATTAACTATTATAATGGAAAGCTTTATTTAACACCAGGAAACAAAGCAGAAAGAATACAAGATAAAATATTTTTTCAACCAGACACAAGAAGAATATTAGTATGGGATAATATTACAACTAATTCAGTAGCAACAACTGCATTTTATTCGCAGACATCTATTGATGATTTTTCTATAGATTTTGAAGGTAATGTATGGTTATTGTTTGATGCGACAAAATATGCGAAATATACTAGTGATAGAAAATTTATTTTATCCGGCGCTTTACCGGATCCGAGCTATTTTAACTTTAAAGTCGATTTTCAAGCTGAATTTATTAATGGAGAATATAAAAAGTATGCAGTGCTCACAGCACAAAAAGTTTTAGCTACAGATTCAATTAATTTTTATAAGATTGATATTGAAACAGGTAAATTAATAGAAACAAACAGCATAAAAGCTAATGTTTTATTTAATAATAATCTTACTAATAGTAGCTTTTTAAGAACATTTATAAAAGAAAAATACGAAACTTCTCAAATTAACATAAAAGCAAAATTAGTTAATATGATCGACTCTAATGATATTGTTTCACCGGAAATAAAATTAGATTTAACTTTACTAGATCCTGGATATCACAGCTTTGCAGTTCGATTCGATTCATATAATGGTAGGATATATTTGTTTGTTGATGGTCAGCCCGCTGGATACGGACTTAATGGTAATTTAGGCTATGACACATTTAGCCCCAGGAAATATAAATTTAGTAATATTATATATAAACCCTTCTTATACGGATCTGCATCCTATGCTTATTCAATACCGCTGTTTTCTTATTTAAAAAATACTAACTATTTAGTTAATAATCTATCTTTAAAAAATATTTATCTCTATAACAAAGCGTTGTTTGACTTTGATATAATGCATCATGCAAGACAAAATATGAATATTGAAGATTTAAGGTTTGATGTTGCTTGCGGTAGAAGAAACTACTTGGAAGAAATTGAAAGGTATTTTAAGCTCAGCCCTCCATCATCAAAATCAACATTATATAATTTAGTTATAAGAAATTCAGGAATAACTGATATGATTTTACGAGATGAGTTAGAAAAGAGAATACTTAATATTATTAATAGTTCAGCTCCCGTTTATACTAAGCTAAATAAGATTATATGGAGTAACTAAATGAATATATTAGAAATTTTTAACAACAAAGGACAAATCTACGATAGACATCTGTTTTCTAAAATTACTCTTCCCTATAATTTAAACGAAATTAAGATACAAGCCAACGAAACTGTATCTAATGAAATTCTTAACCTAAAATTTAATCATTTATACGATAATTTTTTATATCTTTATAAAAATTCAATAATTGCCTCTAACATAGTACCTGTTTCATCTACAGCGATGGCTGGTGTAACGTCTAATTCCGAAGAATTTACTTGGTATAATAATATAAGTACCTCGCAATTTGTTTATATAACTGCATACCCCGATATTAATAACGTTTCTGAAATGTTGGTAGTAAAAAACGCAGATATAAATCAATATACTGCATTTGTTACAAGCGGCTCAGCTATAAGAGCATTAAATTTCGATAAAAACGCAACTTATATAAATAGCTCTTATTTTCAGGATGTCGTTGTACCTACTTTCAATGTTAAATACTCTCAAATAACAGATTTTGCGCAAACAAGCACATTCTTGTTCGTTTTAGATAAGGGACTCAATAGACTCATAAAGTATGATGCAAGTGGATTTACTACTAATGAAATCACAAAAAGAAATAAACTTTATTTTATGGATTCAATAGGTAATTTTGGTTCATTTAATTCAAAAACTGAATTTAATAATCCTCACGCTGTTACTGTTTATAATAATGAAATTTATTTACTAGATTCAGGTAACAGTAGTATTAAAAAATACGATATTAATTTAAACTGGCAGCAAACATATAGACTGTATAAAGATTTTCTCAATAATTATCCAATTGATATAGCATCGGATAATACAGGTAATTTATATATACTTACAACTACTAATAAAATATACCTCTATGATAATAATGTAAGTAATTTGCAAATTATTAGTCTATCAGGACTAAATGAAAACGAGACTTTTAAAAAGATCGTTTTTTCGAAATTTGACAATAATGTTTTTTATTTATATTCAAATAAAAACGTATATAAAAAATTTGTTACAAGCGCAAATCAAATTGTTGGTAAGTACTTATTCTATCTACACAAATACGATACAACAGTAGAACAAATAGGGGCTTTAGGGTCAGCTGCAACTGACACAGGAGATATAAATTTAATAGCGTCTACTTCAGGCAATAAAATTGGTAAAATAAGTTATTTTTTTGATAACCTTAATTTATTTGATGTACTCGCTGAACGCACTTTTGATGTTTATAGTTCTTTCGATATAAACTTTAACAAAGATGAGTATCTGCAAAATTGGGTAATTAATAAAAATATTTCTAAAATTATTATTAACCATATGCGCTTAAGAGATCAAATAGTTGGCAAGTTTATTGCATTAAGAGATTCTAGAGATAATATCGTATTTGACGGTACTAGATATCTTTTGCCTGATGAATTAGATTCAATTTATTTTGGGCAAGATTTAGATTTTTATATCGGAGTAAATGAAATAGTAAGTAGTAGTATTTTAAATAGATCTTTAGAAAAAATATATAATATCCAGCAATTATTATTAGATGTACTTAAAGCAGATATTTTAAGCGCCCCTAATACTTCAACTATAGTAACCTTAAATTAAATACTTCAATGCCACAGAAATACGTATTCAGAGTAAATAAGATAAAAGCAGTAATACCTGTTACGCCTGTACTACCTACTGAAACCCCAGGACCGTCTCCTACACCTTCTGTTACTCAAACAGCCCCTCCTTCCCCTACACCTACAAGAACACCCGATGTAACTCCTACTAATACCCGCACACCTACCTTTACACCTACCAACACCCGTACACCTACTAACACACCTACCAACACCCGTACACCTACTAACACACCTACTAACACCCGTACACCTACTAATTCAGTTACTATATCTAACACACCTACAAATACGCCTACAGAAACACCTGTTGGTACATTAACGCCAACACCTTCAAACACACCTACTATTTCTCTAACACCGACAAACACACCTACTATTTCTCTAACACCGACAAACTCTGTAACACCTACAAGTACACCAGAAATTACTCCTACAGGCTCTAATACACCTACCTTTACACCCACTAATACTCGTACAAATACCGTAACACCCTCTAATACACCTACTAATACAGTAACCCAGACACCAACTTGTACTGAAGGTATAACTAACACACCAACACCTACATTTACTACTACACCTTCCGAAACACCAGCTAATACACCAGAACCTACTCAGACTGTTTCACCTACAAGAACACCTTCAAATACACCTACAATTACACCTACTAGAACAGCCACTAGCACACCTGCACCGACACCAACACCAACAACAACATTTACACCTACACCTACACCAACATCGACGCAAACTCCTACTGCAACACCTACTAAGACAAATACACCTACACCAACTTCTACTGCAACACCTACAGCAACTCAAACACCTACGCAAACATCAACACCTACAAGGACGGCTACACCTACTAATACACCAACTAACACACCAACTAATACCTCTACACCCACACCCACAAGGACACCGCCACCCACTCCTACAAGAACACCTACTAGTACGGTAACAAGAACACCTACAACTACTCCTACACCTACCTTTACACCTACAGAAACAGCTACCGTTACACCTACTAATACACCTACTAACACTGCAACAGCTACAGTTACACCTACAGTTACCGTTACACCTACTAATACACCTACTAGCACTGCAACAGTTACCGTTACACCTACTAATACACCTACTAGCACTGCAACAGCTACAGTTACACCTACAGTTACCAGGACAACCACTAGTACACCTACATCTACTGTGACCCAAACAAGGACATCCACCAGTACGCCTACAAGAACAGTCACACCTACAACAACATCGACAAATACACCTACAGCAACCGTAACACCCACAAGACAGCCAGTACTCACGGCAACTGTATTTGTACCGCCGAATTCCGGATCTATAAACCCTACAATAACTGTAGGCACAGGAGTAAACGCAATTACAATTTCATCTACTGGAAACAGTACAGGATTTACACTTTATTATAATAGTATAGGTAGTGGCGAGGGCGGCGGCGCAGCTGCTGTAGGAATATACATTCCTAGCTTAGGTGTTGAAATTGGTAGGTTAGATTACTTTACCGCTCGCAATGGAAATTATTTTGGCATCCTATTACAAGGGTCTTCTACGATTTATTATGGTAAATTTGAGCTTAGCCCTGATGGCGACTTAAATTGGGTATTCCCTGCAGATGATGCATGGCCAGGGGGATAAATCGTAGTGTCACAATTAATAATTTAGTTATTTTACCATAAATAATATATATGGCCGGTAATGCACGCTTTCATAATAAATGGCATAGAAGAAATCACCATTCTTTGCCATCAAGTGGTTACCCTGATTCAGCAACAGACCCCATTGCGTCGGCTGAAGAACCTTTTATTGGTGATTTTATATTAACTGGTAGTTTAAGTGCGCGTAAAAATGCTTACATAGATGGTGATACTACTATACAAGGAAATTTATCTGTTTTAGGTGCCCTTACGTATTTAGACACTATAGTATCTGTAACGAGCGCTCTTTCAGTCGTTAATCACGGAACAGAAACAGCATTAACAGTAGTGCAGTATGGCGAAACTCCTATTGCACATTTTATAGATGGTGATGCAACAGGTGAAGGGCGAGATGCGCTATTTATTGGTAATGAAGGCAGAATTGTTATTGCTGGTACAGAAACAGCTTCAAAATATGACCCCGCTGTTAAAACAGATGTACCAATGCAGGTTACTATCAACGGAAATGCGTATTCAAACAGAGCATTTATTTATGAAAGACCAGATGCAAATACGATTTATGTTAGTACCACAGGCTCAGATACTAACTCAGGCTTAAATCCTTCACAAAAAGTACGCACGATTAAAAAAGCAGCTAAAATTGCTTTTGATGTCTACGGTGTTAATAAATGCACAATTCAAGTTGAAGCAGGTGATTATACAGAAATAAATCCAATATATATTCCCGCTGGTACTTCTATTATTGGTAATGCATTTTTAAGACGAAATATTTTAAGACCCTATCATAAACAACTCGACTTTTTTTGGCTTAATAATGCTTGCTATCTTTGGGGATTTACTTTTAGAGACACCTGGGCTCCTTGCGCCGCAACCGCATTTCCAAATCTTCTTTCTAGCACCCCTGCTTATCAAATAGCTTTTAATACACCTGGATACGAAATAGACACTACAAAGCCCGGCGGGGCGTTTGGATTACCTATTGTTTCGAAACCGTTTATTACTACGAGTCCTTATACACAGGGTATGAGCTCTATTACTAAATATCAAGTAGTACCTATTCAACCAGATTTATATCCAAGCTATATCCAACCTGGAGCGCAATCAGTAGATTTAAGTAGAACAGATGGATACCTAGTATCTTCTTACATAGTCAGTGATTTTAATACTGTAATAAACATTATTCAAAATGGTAATAATCCGTTACCTCCAATTGAACCGTTTGCTGGGTTAAGACCCGGTGCAACTGACGCTATAGCGCTTTTAGTTACAAACAGAAGTGTAATTCAAGATGCTGTTATAAGATATGTTAATGATAAATACCCTATTTTTGCATACGATCAAGCAAAATGTTACCGCGATGTAGGGTTTCTGATAGATGCACTTATTTACGATTTGACAGAAGGCACTAATTTAAGCGCGGTTGACACTGGCAATCTCTATTTTAATGGCACAGGCGGTTCATCTAGAATACCCGGGCAACAATTACAAACAATCGATGCAATAAAATTTGCAAGCGAACTCTGCTTATATGTTACACAAAATAGAATTTATCCTTGGTATGAACAAAGGTTTGATTTAACTAAAACATCTGGCGGGCTAGAAGGATCTAATATCACTACATGCTTTGGTGTGATTAATAATATAATAAAAACAGGTATAGGTAATTTACCTGCTCCTATAAGCTTACCAGTTACAGCAGGCTCTCCTGATGCCGTTTCCCTTATCAATCTAAATAAACCCTTTATTCAAAAAACAGTTGTACAATATGTTAATAAAACATTTCCAGGTTTTGCTTACAATCAAGAATTATGTGAGAGGGATGTCGGTCTTATATTAGATGTAATATCAGAAGATATTACTAATCATAACACTTTATGCTCTATAAATGCTGGTAGCAAATATTATACTGCAAACAATAAGAGCTTAATTCTCGGTCAGGAAATTCAAACTATTGCTGCTCTAAACTACGCAAACTTTTTAACACAAAAAGCAATTACCAATACCATAGCAGTCACATCTCAATCTTTCTCCCCTTTCCTTTCTTCCGGTGTATTTAGCAGACAAGATATGGATGATTCGTACGACAATGTTACAAAAATTATTTTAACAGGCGAGCTACCAGCAGTACAATTTACAGATAATACGCATAATGGAGGCGCCCCCGCCGCACAATATGTAATTGATTCATTTGATACCGTATCAATTATTATTAGCAGTGCAGGTAGTGTAATACCTGCTATTACACCACCTACTGGACCAGTTCCTGGTGCTGCAGATGCAAGTTATCTTTTAACTGCAAATAAAGAATATATCAAAAGACTTACTATCAAGTATCTTGATAGAGTATTTCCAGACTTTAAATATAATGTTGAAAAATGCAAACGTGATGTCGGGTTAATTATTGATTGCGTAAATTACGATATTACTAATGGTACTAATTTGAGTAGTGTTCAAGCGGGTGAATATTACCTTGACGGTAACGGGGGCACTATTATAACTGGTCAAGAAATACCTACAGTTGCCGCATTAAATTTTGCTCGAGATTTAGCTGTTATTTGCATTAAGAATCAACAAAAATCGATTTTCGGCCAGACATTTGATTTGACTAAAACTAACGGAAAAGATGTATCTAATGAACTTACAACTGCATATACGTTAATTTCTGGTACAATATTAAATGGTATAGGGTCATATACACCATCGCCTGCGACATTTACAGTACCAGTTCCCGGTGGATCGAGCGCAAACTATCTTCTAGTTAACAATAAGCAGCTATTACAAGGTGAGGTTATAAATTATGTAAATATAACTTATCCGGATTTTGAATACGATGTTGCTAAATGCTATAGAGATGTAGGATTTATTACCGATGCAGTAGCTACAGATGTTACAACAGGTAATTACTTGAGCTCAACAGTAGTTGCTAGCTTCTATTACAACGGAACAGTTTCAAGAGTAAAAGGACAGCAAAAAGAGACATCTGCTGCCTTAGGCTATGCAAACTTAATGTCCCAGAATATTGTTCAAAATAAACCCATACCTTCAAGATACGATGCAGCCTCATTATTATCTCTTAATAAAGTATTCTTACAAAAAGAGGTTATTGAATATATGGATAAAGCGTATCCCGCTTTTGTATACGATAAAGTTAAATGCGAAAGAGATGTAGGCTTTATAGTCGATTCTGTTGTTTACGATATCACTAACGGGACAGATTTAAGCTCTATTTCCGCAGGTGCATTTTATCTTAACGGTGCTTTACCTGGTAATCAGAAATACGAAACAATCGCTGCAATTAATTATGCAAAGTATCTTTCAAAATATATTATAGAAAATAAACCAGTAGAGCGTATCGATGCAGGTTGTGGTATTAGAGTTGACGGTGAGCTCGCTTTAGGGTTTTTAAGAAGTTTTGTTACTGATTCCTTCACACAATTTAATGCAGGAGGAAAAGGTATACATATTATAAATTGCGGTTATGCACAGTTAGTAAGCACATTTACAATTTGTACTACTGAAGGTATATTTACTGAAAACGGTGGTCAGTGCAGTATTAGTACTTCAAATTGTTCTTTCGGTCTCTCTGGATTAGTAGCAGATGGTAAATCTAAATTCCCTCTACTTACTGGATATCAATATGAAACAACACCACTAGCTGAAAACTTCTTAATTGTACAAGGTGTTACACCCAAACCTTTATCTGCTTTTGTAGCAGCCTTACAATCTGGAATAGAATTAGAAGGAATTCCGGTACTAGAACCGTACAATGGTCTTTTAGTTAGAGTAGAAGATGACCCTGCCAGTGAATTTGATGAATTCTTAAATCCGGATTCTGAAGTCAAATACCACGGAATTAAAGCTGTAAGCGCATTAGGAGCACCATATCCACCCTACACTTATAGACTAACGTTAGAATCAAATATACAGGCTCCATTGACAGCATCTATAGTAGAACCAAAATATGTAAGGTTCTTTTTAAGAAGTCTAATTGCCACATCTTCACATGCATTTGAATATATAGGTACTGGTGTTGATCTAGAATTAGCTGTTCCATCATTAGGTGGTAGGCCGAAGAATGATGATGAAGCTGTATTTTCAAGAAACGGAATAGTTTATTATTCAAGTACAAACGAAAGGGGCGACTTCAAAGTAGGAGGTGGCTTTAGTATTGTACAAGAAAAAGGAACAGTTGAAGGTGTTGACTTTAACAAGTCAATTCTTGCTTTAGTCACACCTTTAATACTAAGTCTAGATTAAATAATATTATGGCTGATATACCTTTAAATTATTTTAAGAGACAAGTCTTTACATTAAATACGACTCCTACTATTTTGTACACTGCTCCTTTTGATAGAGCTGCAATTATATTAGCTTGCTATGCAACGAATTTAACACAAAATGATACAACCATAACTATAGGTGTCTCAGGTATTGGCGCACAGTTTGTACCTACTATACCTTATTACGATTATGCTAAAGGTATCTTAGTATCAGGTTCAGATACAACTAATATGTTTCCATCTAAGTTTGTTTTAAATCAATATGATGCCCTTATTGCTTCCTGTACATCACCAAACACCTTAATACTAAATGTAGCTTTACTGGAAACAATTAATACCATTGTCTAATTATGGCTTCATATGGTACCTCACCTCAAACCATTACTGGTAAAGTCAGAACAAGAACACCAGTTGAAGCTCTTTCTTCTCGCTACGGGTTCTTAAATCTACAAAATGCAGAGCCAAATTTAGGTGTACCAGGTCCCGCAGGTGTAAAAAACGAAAGTTTATTAGACGAAGGTTATAGATATTTTCTTTTATCTAATAATAATAACAGTCTTTCAGGGTGGAGAGTATGGTCTTACGATACACCAAGAATAGTAACATATAGCAAGCAAAACTCTCTTGCAATAGGTGAAAATGCAAACCCTATTAATTTTAATAGTGTCGTTTACAACAATCACCCATATGGAACAAATAGGTATAATAGTCAGTCTTTTGCAGATGATTCATTTAATGTTTTTTCGTTAAGCGGTATTTATCTTTTTGATGCAACAACCATTGGTGACCCCGCTAGTGCTACAGCATTTGTAGTTAGCGAAGATGGGAAAGTAGGTATAAATGTTGATGAACCTAACGAAGCTTTTACTGTTTTAGGAAATATTAGTGCACGCGGTAATCTTACTATTATAGGAAACAGCACATTAGGCAGAGATAAGACGACCACTAATACATTTAGAGGCAATGTTCGTATAGGAGACAGTTCTGAGACTGCTATTGTTTTTGGTATAAGTAACGGTTCATACGACACAAATTTATATAGAACCGATGTAGGTATATTAAGAACAGATGGAGTTTTTGTAGGAGCGTCATTAAGCGGAATAGGTGGTTTAAGTGCCGCGGACGTCACACTTACAAATGCAAATGTAACGTCTTTACCTAGTGTAACCGCATCAGGTGACTTTTTGGTTGTAAATATTAACGGAGCAAATCGTGCTTTACGACTTTGGGATTTTTAAATGAGTGAATATTATTTAAAACAACAAATTTTTTCAGGCGGCACTGCATTTTCTGATTCATTAAGTGCTTATGGAAGCAGCTATGCATTTGACGGAACAAATTTTTATTTAAAAGTAAAACTTGATGACGGTTTGGGTGAAAATACATATTATCTAAAATTAGAAAATTCTATTATAGGTGTAACACCAACAAACACACCTACTATATCTATAACACCAACAAACACACCTACTATATCTTTAACACCTAGTAATACACCTACTATATCTATAACACCTAGTAATACACCTACTATATCTATAACACCAACAAACACACCTACTATATCTTTAACACCGACTGAAACACCGACTGAGACACCTACAAATACACCTACACCAACGATTTCTGATACACCCGCTGAAACACCGACTGAGACACCTACAAATACACCTACACCAACGATTTCTGATACACCCGCTGAAACACCTACACAAACACCTACAATATCTGAGACACCTACCCAGACGCCAACAGAAACCCCTACACAAACACCTACAATTACACAAACTAATATTCCTATTATTAATATTAACAGCAATGATCAAACAATACCTCTTACCACAGAAAGCTCTTATCTAATAGTTGGTTCTTATATAAATACGTTTACTTTAGATATTGATGGTACACATAGTATTCCGTTTGAAAATTATTTCGATCCTAACAATTATTATAATTGTTATTTGTCAGCGGGTAACGGTATTAATGTAAGCAGTAGTACTAATATTATTTTTGTTGGGCAAAACGCTACTCTTTCTACTGTAGAAGACGATAACTATACCTTTTCGTATTATAATACAGGATCTTTATTACTAGGGTTTTTAACAACACCTGATGTACCACAACCCACACCTACACCTACTAAGGACCCTGTTGTATCGCCTACACCCACATTATCACCTACAAGAACACCTTCTCATACCCCGACTTCTACAAGAACACCAACACCCCAACCAACAATAGGCTCATCACAAACACCTACACCAACAAATACACCATCACCGACACCTACGCGTACACCATTCCCAACGCCATCTAATACTAGAACAGCTACACCTACAAATACGCCTACAGCAACTATCGGAACAACTGTTACACCCACGCCTTCGTTTACTCCAACAGGAACGCCAACTCGAACATTAACACCCACTAATACTCAAACTAGAACCCCTGATCCAACAAGAACCAACACCCGTACACCTACTAACACACCTACTTTAACACCTACGCCTACAACGACACGTACACCTACAGGTACACCTAACGCTTCTGTAACACCTACGCCCTCCTTAACACCAACACGTACTTCAACACCTACCTTAACACAAACACTCACATTAACACCCACACCTAATGCTTCTGCTACTCCGACACCTACCTTAACGCCTACTGTAACACGTACTAATACTTTAATTCCGACAGTTACTCCTACACCTACAGAAACACCGATGGCAACGCCAACCCTTACACCGAATCCAACACCATCTAATACCCCAACACGAACAATTACACGAACACCTTCACCGACAACCACGAGGACACCAACACCGACTTTAACGCCTACTTTAACACGTACCCCTACTTTAACGCCTACTAAGACAACAACCCCTACTTTAACGCCTACTAAGACAACAACCCCTACTTTAACGCCTACTTTAACACGTACCCCTAATGCTTCTGTCACCCCTACACTTTCATTAACACCCACAAACACACCTACACCTAATGATTCTGCTACCCCAACGCCGACCTTAACGCCTACCCCAACAAATACACCTACCCCAACAGGTATATAAATTCATGGAGCTGGAGGGATTTGAACCCTCGTCTTAAACAATTTCATTTATAAGCACTACAAGCTTAGCTTAGTTGAACTTCATAATACACCAAACTAAGCAAACTGTATTATATATGGTAATTCTATACGCCTGATAACCAACTACCATAACACGTCAGGTCGAGAATTTGTAACACACCTTACTTTACCAATTCCAATCTACAGTAAGACGATCGAGTTAAACTAACTCGAGTTCAGCTTCTGAATCTTCAAAGCCATGCTGAGCAAGAATTGCATCAGCCTCTTCGAGACTCATAGCCATGTCGAAGTTATCTTCGGCATTTAATAGTTTTGCTATTTTTTAATCGGAATGCCCCGATACTTGCTCCCATAAACCACACTGTTTAATCGAATCCATTCAGCCCCATGTTAAAGAACATAGCGGGGGTTGGATTTGAACCAACAATCTTCTGGTTATGAGCCAGATGAGTTACCGGATTTCTCTACCCCGCGATAATTACTTATTATATAGGTAGATTTTATGTAGTCAAGCTATAAATTTTAACATGTCAGCACCAGCTAAAATAGGCCACGGATCACCAGGTCATCGTAATTCTAAACATAAATTTAGGTATCTTGGTGAAAAAAGAGTTTATCCAGTTATGACAAAAGGCGGTAAAATGATTGGATATGTTGATGGTGAAGCAGTTACTGATAGAGATGGTAGAGAAATACCGTTTAAGAAAATTGGTGAATTGCGTTAAACGTTTTTAACTCTTAGAGCCCACTGATCATACACATTATAACATGTTAATGAAGGGTTGTTAGTATCTATTAAAGTAGTTGTAATAGCAGGGTATGCAGTGCTATCTTCTTCGGTCATATTGACAAACGATTGATAAAATCTCGTCTGAAATGTATCAACATAATTGACTTGAATAGGCATAATATTATTTATTAATATATTACCGTAAAACTGGAATATTATTGACAAAACATGCATTTATGTTTTTGTCGATATATTTTGGATTTATCCAGAAATCTTCTTGTTCATTATCTAGACCTTCTATTCTTTTAAAGCCTTTATCACTTAATATGTTTCTTGAGGTATCTCTTGGTCTTAAATCACCTCTATAGCTATCTATTTCAAATGTAATAATTCTATAGTCATAATCAGTTTCTAAAATTTTTAATAGAGCAATTAATGTTCCTATAGGAGGTTCAATATCTACACTTAAATAATCTATTACTTTAGGAGCATTAATACCGTCTAATAATGATTGATAATCCTGAGTAGTAGCATCGCCAAATACTAATTTAGTATTTGGTCTAAATGTATGCCAGTCTTGAATAACTCTACTATCAAGCTCAACTGCCAACCCTCTCCACCCTAAATCCTTTTCAAATACATAAGAATTAGATATATATTGATAGTAATGCGCTCCTATATCTACAAAAAAACCATTTTTTTTAAAATTTAATACACCAGCAACAAACCTATCTTGCCCGGGGGGTACTTGTGACTGATAGTTGTACATCGAAAATATTTATAAAGCTTCATTTTTTATCTACTACAAAAACGAGCCGAAGATCGGGATTGAACCGATGACCTGCTGATTACAAATCAGCTGCACTACCGCTGTGCTACTTCGGCAAATTATTTCAACCAAACGTAGTTAGGATCCAATGCTTGAGTATCAAGATAATCCCAAACAACCCAATTATTAGTTCCCAGACGAGCTTCATACAAGTTGTGGATAAAAGCTTCAAGATCTTTAATATGCCACACATCGTCTAATAATTTATTACCGGTAGTCCGCTTTTTATGGGCAACGTGATCTGCATATGAATAAGCAAAACCAGTAAAAGGAGGTACCATACAACCAAGCCCTACTAAATTACCTAAAATTCTAGAGCATACCTCTTTTCCACCCACAGAATGCATAGTGACAATTGCTCCAGCAGGCTTTCCAAGTAAATGCTTCTTACCTTCAATTTGAGTCATCTTTTCAAACAACTGCTGCATAGGTGAACCCCAAGAATCCCAATAAGTTCCGGTAGTAAAAATTAAGGCATCTGAGGCTTTAATAGCTCTTCTTACTTTAATCCAGTCAAAGTGAGGAGAGAGGTGTATAATACGAACTTTAGTGCTAGGATCGCGTTTCAAAATAAGCTTCCTAACCTTTTGTATAAGGTTATTAGTATTACCGGTACGACCACCTAAGGAACCATTTAAAATAGTAAAAGTCATAGTATTTACCCCGTAGCGGAGTCGAACCGCTCTTGCAAGAGTGAAAATCTCGAGTCCTGACCGATAGACGAACGGGGCATATCAATAGTATAATTGAAATACAAAATAACTCAAGTTTATTTATTCCACTCGACTAACCCTAACTTCTTGCGAATCAAAAACAATTCTTTTATAGACTTACAATTTTTTATTTTTTGAACAATCGATTTTTTGCCTTTTTTATATTGTTTTAAGGTATGTTCAATACAACTACCCAAATCACTCACAATTGTATTTAGTCAAAAAAACTATAAATAACAATATGGTCGAAAGAATACATTTACCTTATCAAGATTATGGTGGAATATATTACTGGGACCGAGAAAAAGATTACTTTTCTTTTGAAAGGCATTACGGGTTTGGATCTAATTTTTGTTTTTTAATGACAGTGCTCGCAATACTTAAGAATAGAAATATTTACCCAAAAAAAATGTCTGCTTATTTAACAAACTATAAAAATTATAATTTATTCGATAAGATTTTTTATATAAATCTAAACAAACTAGAAGAATGGACCACTATATCTAATAAAGATTTCGATAATCTATATTTTAATACAAAAAATAGTACTTTACATCAATATGGATTTGGTTTCGGTGATAAAAGTTCAGATGTAAATTTTAAAATATTAAAACCTTTGCTAGATACTTATTTTTGTTTAACTCCAATTATTATGCGGCATGCAGAAAATTTAATGAAAGAGATTAATTTTAACCCTGAAAGTATTTTTGTATGGTGGAGAAAAACAGATAAAACAACTGAAGTTCTTAATGGATACCCTGAGTTAAAAGTAATAAAAAAGTACCTATCTACAGATAGACTAATTTATTTTCAATCAGATGATAAAGAAATTATAAATGAGGTGTTGAGTTATACGGAATTTAAAAACATACGGATATTAAACGTTTTGCCACCATGTAATGAAAATGTTGGGGCGCATGAAATTATATATAGAGAAGGAACGTCTCATGAGGCTGAAAAGCATATTTTAAACCTGGTTGCACTTATTATAATTGCAAGTAAGTGTAGCCATTTTATAGGATACCCAGGTAGTATATCAAACGTTATATGTATGTTTAAGAAAAGTTTTAAAAATACAGTTATTTTTAAACCATTTAATGAGCTTTATACAGATAGTGAATATCAAATTTTATGAATTCTTTACACAGTTATTAACTCTTTTACCGCCCTTTAACTTAGTACCTTGCTTATGGTACCCCTTCCAACATTTTGGATCTAATCTACGCTCTTCGTTTTCGCTTCTTTTCTCTCTTGTCGTATGAGGACCTGATGTAGGCTTTGCTCCTTTTGGTATCATACCCGTCTGTTTCATATGGGTCATTA